AAGACATTGATGCCACCTGTCTCACAAATTTGAAATCGGCAATTTCAGACAAGATGTGTATTCTCTTTAAAACCAAATTGGCGTCGGTGCGCGCTCTATTGGACAATAATTACATCAGTGGTGAAATCACAAAACCCTTGGACCTGAAAAGCAAGAAATTGGAATATGTGATTGCGCGATTGTCGGCGCTCAATACCAAAAATTTGATTATGAAAGACGCCATCGAGATCTTTTTCTATTCGGAGGTGTTGGATGCCAAAGAGTAAAAATAAGTGGATAATATATATGAATGTCTACAGGATTTGGCAATTTTTTCAAAGAAGCAATTGGCGATGCTGAGAAAAATTCTTGGAATCCGGTGATTTTTTTTGGAATAATGTTAATAGCAACCATACCCTTTGTTCAACAACAAAAACTGATTTTCATTGGATATATATTGTTGGCAATACTCTATCTGATCATATTTCTGAATGTTATTTACGGAGCATTTAAAATGGGCGTCTATGAAAAAATAAAAGGGGTTTTGTCAAATCCTGGCATAAATACATTATTCACAACAACTGCATTTTCACCCGGCATGACATCATTTGGATTTGTTAAATATGCATTCATGCTGTTTTTCATAATCATAAATACAATATCGTGGATTTCAAATGCTAAAACAGGTGCAATTTGGGGTGCTGTGCTAATGCCATTGGCGCCCGTTATTTTGTATTTTGGTCTGAATCAGTTTACGGGTGGCACATTGGATACAATCGATGTGTTCCAGTCAATCCTATTTTTTCTAACGGTTGCTTCCTTCATTGGATTGATAGTTTTTAATTTTTATTCTATTACAGATGTGTTGGCAACGTTGTCCAATAGAGCAAAAAAATTGAAATCCTATGATCTGAGATTGTCAAAAAAGCGAATTAATGAATTGAATGGATATAGTGTTTCTCTGTATTTGGCAATTATATCGTCGATGTACATTATCACTGACGCGTCGACAACGTCGCCACTTAAACTGTATCCAAACACGTCATCATTCATACCTGTGACAATTGCTTATTTGTTATTCACGGGTGCCACTGCTGCCAACTATTTCATTTTTCGCAAAATAGTTCCGGGGGTGAATTATGACAGCACAAAATTTATAAAGAAAACTTCTGTTGAAAACGCAAAAGAAACGGCAGAATATAAGATTCAGAACCAAAATGTTTTGAAAACTGCTTACTATGGCATTTTGAACTTTTTCAATCCTGCAAATTTGTAAGATTTCTCTCTGAATATACACATATATTTTGACATTGTGTCAATATATATTTGATAATTAAACAAACACCGACTGGACGGGTCCAATCATTCCGTATTCCCCTGACAATTCGCGGTAATGGACGTGACTATCAATCTGTCTGCCACTGGGAACCACATATGCCGTGCCTTTGTCAAATGTGAGGGTTGCCACGCCCTGGGCATCCGACATCACAACACCACTGTTTTCAAAATTGCCGTAGGCGTCTTTAACCTGCGGTAGACTGGACGGTCTCCCTTCGGGAGACTCAATAACGGTCGGTAGACTGGACTCTTTGCCTGGTTTTGCCGACCAATAGGCAACCTTGGTGTTCGGGGTAACATGAACCTTCACTGTATTATCACTTGTATTATTGCTTGTCACGGGAATTAGCACGCTCGGCAACACGGTTTCTCCTAAAAAAGGCAACCACAAGGTGCGGTCAAAAGCAAGAACGATGGCGCACAGACCCACGATGAAATAAATCACCTTGTCTAAGGACAATCGTCTGCGAAACACACCGGACAAAATACGATTAATGGATTCTACTAAATTGTATCCGAAAGCAACTGCGAACCAGTTTACGCCTCCAATAAGGACCAAAGCAATGGCAACCATACGCACCGACGTGTATAACCAAATATTTCCGTCCATCATTTTATATATATTATGCCACAAAAACATATAGACTTTTTGGCATAGAATCTCTATCGCAAATGAAATTTTATGAAACCCATTATGAGGATTATTTAAACTCGTTGAAAACCTTTAATCTACATCCGGAATTGGCGCCCTATTTCGAACGAATGCCCGCGCAAATATCGGGGTTGCGCAGTATGATTTTTTATGGACCGCCCGGCGTCGGCAAATATTCGCAAGTTCTCGCGGCAATCCAGCGCTACAGTCCGAGTGGTCTGTCGCACGACAAGAAGATCAACATTCAAACAGAGAAGTACGATTACACGTATCACATCAGCGACATTCACTATGATGTGGACATGTCTCTATTGGGGTGTAATTCGAAACTGATTTGGCACGATATCATACAGCAGATCGTGGACATTGTTTCGGTCAAACCGGAGAAATGCGCCATCATTGTGTGTAAGAACTTCCATTTAATTCACACCGAATTGTTGGAGATTTTCTACAGTTATATGCAGGAGTACAATTCGCGGTTTTCGCCGATCCATTTGAAGTTTTTCTTGGTCACGGAGCACCTGTGTTTTATACCCAACAACATTTTGGCGTCGTGTGAGACCATTTCGGTGCGGAGACCCGATAGAGAAATGTATGTGAAGATGATTCGGACGATGCAGAACTGTAAGACGGGTCCGCGCAAATACACCAAGGCATTAAAGGATACAGATGTTGTGACATTAACAGATGCGCCATCCACAGATGCACCACACGTTGTTCCAACAACACCAGCAGAAAGTGAATTCGTCCAGAAGATTTCGATGGCGCACAAGGGGTATTCGGATGCCGCGATAGAGATGATAGAGACAATTGATGTGGGTGAAATAATGAATTTGAAAGAGTTGCGCGCGTTTGCCAAGATGACCAGTCCCGACCGTATTCCGATCGACATTTTCAATGTGGTGTGTAACAATATTGTGGAGCAGATGTTGGCGCCGGACAAGATGGTCCACGCCCAGTTTCGCGATGCCTTGTATGATATTTTTGTGTACAATTTGGATGTGGTCGAGTGTCTGTGGCACATTTTGTGCAATCTGATAGAGAATGGGCATTTGCGCGGCGACGCAATTAGTGACATCGTGACGCGATCATACACCTTTTTGAAATACTACAACAATAATTATCGACCTATTTATCATTTAGAAAGCATGTTCCACTATATGATAATCAAAATCAATGGAACCGATGAATTACCGGCGCGCTTTTAAAGTGTTGGAAATCGAAGAACAATACGCCGATGAAAATAGGACGACGATAGAGATTGTGAGAAAACAATACAAAATGTTGGCGTTGAAATGGCACCCGGACCGCAATAAAGCACCCGACGCGGCAGAGAGATACAGGGAAATCAAGGACGCGCACGATTTCTTATTGGACGGTTCCGAAGGAACAGAAGGAACCCCGTCCTACAAAAATGTAGCGTCCACTTTCTTTGAAACTTTGTACAATAATGAGCATTTCCAGCGCCGCATTTTCCATCCTCTATTGATGAAAGTGACAACCTTGTGTGAAGAAAAGGCGTTGTCATTCATCCTTCGCCTTGACGCCGATAGAGCAACCAAATTATTGACTATGATAGAAACATGGAAAACCGTCCTACATTTCTCGGATGCCTTTTTCGACAAAGTTCGGGGGCACATTGAAGGAGCGCAATATATTGTCTTGAACCCCAACATCGACGATTTGATGCAATCCAATGTTTATCTTTTGAGCGAAGGCATAATTGCGCCTCTTTGGCATCCTCTATTGGAGTATGAAAAACAAGGATTAATAGTGCATTGTTTGCCGGAGTTGCCGGATAATATGTGGATTGATGACGACGACGATGAGAATACCTTAAATGTAGAAATCACAGAAACCGTTGAAAATATATGGAAAATGGGGCATTTGGAAATCTCTATCGGCGCAGAAAAGAAACGGATTGAATTGAGCAATTTGAAATTGAAACAATCTCAGATTGTAGAGTTGAAAGGGGAAGGAATTCCGATCCCTCACACAGATAATGTGTTTTATGATGGGGACCGGGGTTTGATCAGAGTGCATTTATCTATTTGTTAAGAGCAATAATAAAAATCATTTATTATTTCTTATTTATTCAAACACCGTTTTTCACAAAATAGGCGGTGTAGTCCCAACCATTCAAACAGGATGTGCAATGAAAATCCGGCGCAGAAAAATGACAGGGGACTGGTTATGTTGAAAAAGGGGATTTGACCAATTATTATAAACACAATTCCCTCGCCGACCGATTCTAATAGAAGACGTGGTCCAATGGTTCCTTTGCACTGACAATAGTAATAATGCATTTGAAATAAATACCCCATGAAATGTTTCACAAATCCAAATATGAAAAGGAATAATAAGGGGTTTTTGATTGGCAGGACTTGGATCAAGGCAAAAAAGATTGCCACACAATATGCTCCCACGAAGATTGCCTCTATTGAATAATGGATTGATGTCATATATATCTCATTGGGAAAAAACATATCTCTTTCCTGTTTTTCCAAGCATCCTTCGGATGCGACGCTCCTAATCCCACACGATTGATTTACTCAATCTTCTCCTTGACAACAACCGATTCCACAGGAACCTTGGACACATAGACCACAACGCACATGGCATTGTCCGCATTGCCTCTAAAATTCTTCTGGGCAAACATCTCGTTTCGCTTCATAAACGACTTGGCAACTCGCTGGGCGCCCTTCTCGACGTCAGTCTTAACTGCTCCTAGACACGACGCGTCCATCATGAACTTGGTGACATGCTCCGGCAACCAGTTGTCCCACACACCGTCAGAACACATGGTTACGCACACTGCACCTGTATGTTCGAGCACTCGATTCAAGTCAATCGACTGTATCTCCGGTTTGGCACTGACACCATATGTTGCAATGTTGAAATCGCCCATTGACCTAGTCGACGCAAGCGCATCAGGCAAATAGGCGTTTGCAGGCACACTAACGTATGCTGCGCGCTCCTTACACACATTCTTGTAGTAATAGGGAACGTCGTCGCGCACTGTGGGAACACCGTCTTCGCCTATGGTAAACACAGGTTGGCAAAATGGTTTGGGCGTCTCTTGTTCGTCATACACAAAGAGCATTTCTGCCTTTAATGGGTCCTCTTCCGAGGGTCTGAACTTGCGCATTCGCACATACTCCTTGGGGTTCATTGGCGAATGGTCGCTAGTTAAGACGAGTGAGTCTGTTACTGGCGTTTCTTTGACGGTGTCTTCGATGGCGTCTTCGACTTCCGAAACCTCGTCATCTTCAAACATATGTGCTGCTGTGTCAGCAGCATTTGCGGCAGCATTTGCAACTGTGTCTGCGACAGTGTCTACAACTTGGTGTGTTTCTTGTGAAACAACAGAAACATCCTTCTCGTATCTCAACATATCCTGTGTCATAACAGGCGTCTCCGAGCACAATTGGGCGTTACAATCGCCCACATTGGCAATAAACAATTGTCCACCCTTCAACACAGCAATTGTAAGCATCGTGCCACCACTAGCATTGGTGAAACTATGCGTAGGAAATCGGCGCTTGGTGATTCTGCCGTTCTCTTCCTCGTTTACCTCGTACCCGCGGTCGACGTAGTAATCGATAAAGGTCCGCGCGATTGCTGCCTGAGCGTGCGCGAAGCACTCTTCTAAAAACAGCACGGTGTCGGCAACCATCTTATCAAGGTTCGCGTCGACAAATTCGGTCACGCTCTTCACACAGGCGTTCGAGGCAATGTGCCCCAATTCCTGTCCGTGTCCGTCGGCAACACCAAATATGGTGCAACCTTGATCCAATTTTTGGATTATGAAACTGGCATCCTGTTGGACTCTCGCATTACCGATGTCGTCACAGTTGCCGATCTGGATTCTTAAATTATTAGATTGATTCATTTTGAGATTATTAAAGTTATTTTATTTTATGCTTTTTGTGTCGCGTGGCAAAAAAGGATCAATTTTCACCTTGTTTCATCTTCCAGTCCACACCTTTATTACCGGCAAATACGTAAAATGGTCCTTGTATTCAATCGGCACACCCCACGGCATATATTTGTGGATGTTTCCTAACACAGAGGGTTCGTTCGACCCCAACAAACACGCGATCACACGCTCAAAACTGCACCTGTTGTATCGTGTCACAATCAATGGTATGAGTTGGTTGATATTGTATCTGGCGTGGACGTTTGCCAAATGCTCGTGCGTTACTATTGCCATTCCGCCAAAACACCCCTTCCATGCATCTTTGTCCTTGTGTAAATTCGACAATGCCTCGTCTCTAAACACGTTTATCAATCGTGTTTCGTCGTCTATTTGGTCCCAGGTGTGTTCGAATTCCCACAATGTGCGAAACTTGGAAACGTTGGTGTCGATTTGCGAATTAATAAACACAGAATCATGTATGATGATTGCCGTGTCAAACGGTTTCAAATTCAAAAAGTAATAATAGGGGAGGAACTCGCCGCGACCAGGGAACTCACTTTGTACAATCGTTGTGTTGTGGAGAATCTTGCTGTAATCGACGTATTCGGGTGCTGAGTTGTCGTCGATGATCATGATTGGTGCCGTAGGATAAAACCGGCGCACACAATCATAACTGTGTTTCCAGTACTCGTTTGTTTTATCGTCTTTGATGTGTCTGAGAATAATGAATCCGAGCGTCATTTGTTATATGGATATCTGTTGGAATAATGTCTATGCCTTTTTATGATTTTTTGATCTTTTGACTTTTATGTTTTTTTGACAAAAGAATCCAAAGTTCCAGAAGAACGGTTTACCCCTTTACCCCAAAAGGATTGTTTTTCCTTTGCTTCCTTTTTAGGTTTTTCTTCTTCAAAAGTTTCTTCGTATTCATCTTCATCATTGTCAGAGGTTTTCTTAAACGCGTCAATGTTAAAATCATTAAATTCTTCTTCTTCTGAATCGCCTTTTTCATCATAATCATTTCTTGCCGATTTCTTTTCTCTATCGCGTGTTTCCAAATGCCTCAACAATTCCTTCAAACAGCATTCGACCGAATCATCCAATTCGTTTGTGATCTGTATTTCTGGGTCTTCCATGTATTTGTCAAACAGTGCTCGAATGCGACCCTTATTTGCATGAATCGCGTCACAATACTCGCGGATTTTTGCTGCATTGTCAGGTTCCACGGTTTCTAAATAGGTGTTGTATTTCTTTTTGCTGGTCAACAATTTCAGCGTGAGTGCGTCAATGTCGTTCATTCTATATGATAGGAAATACTTTATCATATGGACTTTTACTTGTCGGGTTTCTTAAAAGGAACAGTCGGGTTCATCGAACCCTTAGAACCCTTAGAACCCTTATAAAACCGACGCTAAATAACATCCATTAAAGGTCTCGATGCCTGTGTGGTCTAAACTGATGGTGACATCGACGAAAATCTCGCCGCCCATCTTCTGCCATCGGTGGCAAAACATCCAGTCCTCCGAATAGTAATGGTCGTTCTCCACGCCGCAATCAAACAGGGCATAAGCGTTCTTGTTCTCATCCCCCGACAAGAATGACACATCATCCGTGTATTTGGTGTAGGGGAACGCCTTGAACATCATGTCAAACACGGGTCTCTGTATCATCATGAAACCGGTTGCCAGATGCTTAACCTTGGTGAGATTCTTCTCCACACTCAAGGTTGCCGACTCATAATTGATGTTGTAGCGGAGCAGATTCGTCTTTATGAAATCCGTCTCAGACATGGTGTCCTTGAACATATTCTTCTTATGTCGCGCCTTGATTGCCTCCAATCCGTTTTGGGGGTGCTGACTGGTGAGTGTGTCCCATTTGTAATTCTTGATGGGGTAGATTCCGCCGACGAGTGGTTTGTCGGCAACTAGCAATTTTATTACATCAATGGGGTTCCAAGTAATGTCTGCGTCAATGAATAAGAAATGGGTCGCGGCAGCGTTGTGCATCGCCTTGGCAACAAGATTGTTTCGCGCTCTGGATACAAGACTGTCGTTGCGGCAGAAAATGACGTTTGCCGTTACGCCGAAATCCTTACACATAAACAGGGTCGAAATCAGGGACTGCATATAACTGACAAACACGGTGCTGTTGTAACAGGGGGTCATGATGATGAGATTGGGTTTCTTCTCGGCAATGTATTTGCGGAAGATGGATTCAATGGAATCCGGTTGTTGTTCCGCAGGTACAGGTGCTGGCGCAACAATTGGTGTTTCCGAATCCTCCTCTATGATGGTGTATCGAACTGGGTTTGACATTTGCTATACAAGGTGAGTGCGCATTTTTCTATATTGTTTACGGGGGTGAAGAAATATAAACTCGACACAATGTATAAACAAGATGTCTATGCCAGCGAGAGATGCCGAATGGAAGGTAATTGTGAAATATTTCACAGACAATAGAGCAGAGGGAGAAGGTTTAGGTGTAGTTTTGAAACGGGCGTCGGCGTACAAAAATGGCAAGGAAGCGCCCATGGGCAAAACCATGAAGAAGACTGTCAGCAAGACTGTTAAGAAGATGGGCAAAAAAGGTGGCAAACGAAGAGGCAACAAGTCCACGAAGAAGTATTAATTGCAAAAAGTAAAAAATAAAATAACACATATTTATTTTATTTTTCTGGGGATGTTTGTGTTTTATTTGGTTCAGTGAATTTTTATTGTGGTTTTCTGGGTTGTTTGCATTAACATTTTTTATTGTGGTTTTCTGGGTTGTTTGAATATTCAAAGGAGGGGTCCAAGGGGAACGCAGTTCCCCTTAAAGGAGGGATCATAAGGGGATAGCACCGAAGGTATAACTGCCGAAGGCAGTTACACGTGGGGCAACGAAGTTGCCCTATGCTACACTTCTAGGCGCCAACCCTTCGGGTGGCGCCTTGAACCTTGGTTCCCTTAGGCGACAGGTGCCTTGATGAAGTGGATCTTCAAGTATCTCTGGAGGTTGAAGTAGGTGAGGACCTCATCCTTGTTGATCTTGAGCAACTTGGTCAACTTGGCATCAGGGTTGATCTGTCTGCCGCACTTCTCGTCCTTCAACTTGTGCTCGTTGATGTAGGCGTTGACCTCCTTGCTGACCTCAACACGGGACATCTCGGTGCCGGGCTCCTTGCCTAAGAACTTAATGAGTTCATCACTGATCTTGGTGGGCTTGACGAATCCGGAGGGGTTCTTGTTTGCAGAGGTCTTTCTGTTCTTGCCCTTACTCTTGGACGCCTGCTTCAACTCGCGAGCAACGGTGCGCTCGAGGGTCTTGTAGTCAGACTTCATAGAGGTGAGGAGAGCAGCAACCTGCTGAATCTTGGAGGAGAAATCACCCAACTTGGAAGAGAGGGTGGCAACATCGATAGGAGCAGCAGCAGCATCAGTAGAAGGGGCATCGGTAACAGGGGCAGGGGCAGGAGCAGCAACCTCAACAACAGGGGCAGCAACCTTTGCCTTCTTTGCCTTCTTCTCAGTTACGGGGGCAACAGGGGCAGACTCAACAACGACAGTGACAGCGGGAACAGCGGGGGTAGCAGAAGCAGCAACAGATTTGGATTGGCGGACCATTTTTATTATACAATCAAATGTGTTAGTTTTCTAAGTAGTTTAACGCATTTATTCTTTTTGTGCTCCACGCGTCGGGTAGACAACAATTTCTCCTAAAGGTTTTAAGGAAACCAAGGTTTTAAGGGAACCAAGGTTCCCTTATGATCCCTCCTTTATTTTTTATAAAGAGGATGAATAATTATCTTTTGAAAAAATGAAAATCAACGATTGTCATTTTTTTCACATGGCGCAGTAATTTTTAAAAGATAAAAGTTTAACCATTAATTATCACAAAATAATTATCAAACAACCAAGGGATATTTTGGCGCGCCTCGATAGACACCACAGTCATCACTGTAAGAAAATACATCGCCCCTAAAGTCCTATGCTCTGCTGTTTCCCCATCCGACACAAGGATCTCGCCAATATGCAACAGGAGCGCACGATTCTCCTCCAGCGTTCTTATGTCGTTAATACTATCTATACCCAGCGTTGTAGGCGAAAAAATGTTGCGTCGCGGACTAATTCTGTGTCGCAAATCTCTATCGATGTGTCCCCAAAAATGAAACATTCGAATGAAAAAAATGTGCATCTGTGAATTCGTCAATCGGTTGAACCATCCGACATCCGTGTAATTCCCCAATTCGTCGATCTTTGTAAACAACTGGATTGCCTTGTTGCCATAATTGATATTGGGATTGATGGGTAATGCACTTTGCGTAGCAAAAATACCTGGTGTATTTGAAGATGTTGCCACATTAATGCCATTTATGACATTCACCCGCACCAAATCATTCTCCGGAACAATGATGTACGTCAAATTGATAATTCGCAACAACCTCGTCGACAATGACACGGTTAAATCCTCGCGCGTATAGGGGTTGTGCAATTTCCCTGTTTTTGCCACCAAACACATGAGCGAGTGAACATTAAACACATAACTTGTGTTTGACTTCTCCTCCGTGTAATTCAAGTAATACAGGAAATCCATCTCCTCTATCGGTTCCATTGTGTAAAAATCGGTGTCATTTACGGGAGTTCCCTTGGCGCCCAGTTTCAATCGCATCCACACACGTGTTATGTGACCGCGGAAATGGCGCTGAACCGTGATGGCGCGCACATGCTGGTTCATATTCTCTTGTATTCGCTGTTTCAATTCTTCTTTTTTACCGGAGACGCGCAGACCGCGTTCGCGCGCAATTTCTTTTAATTCCGGCACTTTGTATTTGTCCAAATCTTCTATGTGTTTTGGTGGTTTGCAACTTGTTGTTGTTGCAGGTTTAATCATCTTTGACAGCATTTCTGTATTCTCTGTTTGTTATTGTATGTCTATATTTTTTTACCGTTTTTATATTTGCCTAAGGGTCGACGCTTTGACACAACTCTGAAAATTGATCCGAACAAAAATTGTTTTCAGAAACAAACATAAAGAAAACAAGCGTTATAACACATACAATGTCCTCCACTCAATCCAAGTCTGCTCCTATTGTCGTCCCTGTTGCCGACTGGAAACCCAATCAACTCCGTTTTATGCCCCCCAAAGTCAATGCTCAGGGCGGCAAGTCTATCAGTTTAATCAGCACTCAGAGCAATCGTTCGCTCCACATTGCTACTCCTTCTCTCAATACCTGGGGCATCAGCGATTTCGTTGATCCCAATACCGGCATCTCTGACGGTAAGTTCCAGATTTCGTTGTCATTCCCCAATGACACTTACGCCACCAAGAGTACCGAGATGTTCCTACAGAAGATGGAGCAGTTCGAGCAGGCAATTATCGATGCTGCCGTTCAAAACAGTGAATTATGGTGGGGTGAACCTTTAGAGCAGAGCATTCTAAAGCACACCTTGTTCCCTGTGCTCAAGTATGCCAAGATCAAGGGCACCAAGAAGATCGACACCACCAAGAAACCCAACATAAACGCCAAGGTTCCATTCTATGAGAATGAGAACAAGTGGAATGTCGAGATTTACGACACCAAGGGTGAACTGTTGTTCCCCAATGTTAATGAGGAACTTACTCCCTCTCACTTTGTGCCCAAGTTGAGTACTGTTGCCTGTGTTTTACAGTGCGGTGGTATTTGGATTGGCGGCAAGGGATGGGGTGTTACCTGGAAGTTGGTCCAGGCAGTTGTCAAACCCAAGATTACCGACAGTGTGTTTGGTAAGTGCCACATCCAGTTGACCGATGAGGACCAGAGCGCCATCGAGAACAATGATATTGCCGAGGATGGTGATGATATGTCTTCGACAATACCCCAGTCTTCGACTGCTAAGGTTGGTGGTTCTACGCCCACACCCGCAGTAAACACTCATGTTGCTGATAGTGACGAGGAGGATGAGGATGTTCCTGTTCCTACTCCAGTAAAGAAGGTTATCGAAGCACCTGCGCCTAAGGTTGTTGTTGAAGTTCCTAAGGTTGAGACACCCGCTCCTGCCGCGGTTAAGAAGGTTGTCAAGAAGGTTGCTGCTGGTCCTAAGTAAATAAAAAATGAAAAAATGTGAACAGGTTGCAAAGAGAAAATAAAAGAAATACTATATGAAAAGGTTGTTTTTTTCATATAGTAATGTATAGTGCGAATGCCAGTCAACACGCGCAAAAAAAGAAAATATATTAAAAAAAGAAAAATGACGTTCAAAGGAGGAAACGGAGGTTCACAGGTCTCATCAAAGACGGTCCAAAGGACCTCAAAGAAACTTATTTGCAGCGCCACCGTAAATGATGCCGACAAAGTATCCAACGATTCCTGTTTGACAAAACCCTTGCTAATGGAACTTCGCGACGAATATAACAAAGACCATCCAACCAATAAAATTACCGACGACAAACCAATCATCATTTGGCACGAACTCAAAACACGCATGTCGCAATGCGCAGATGACGACCGGTGTTTGCTTACGGAAATCGACGACAAGTCTAAACGCGAAGAGTGGAAACATAAATTGTTCGCCCCCGAACACCCACCCGAGTGGTTAAAGGACCCCAAAGAGTGGTTAAGCAACCACGACATCGACAGCGTCATGCCGCAATACGAGGAAAAATACACGAATTTTAAATATTTAGGCACAACCTCTATCGACTATGATTACAAATACAGTGATGGCGAATGCATCGAAGAACGATTATGCCTGTTTGATCTGGAAAAGGAATTTAAGGCAGGAAAACGCCGATTCGCGGCAGTGTTCAATTTAGACAAACACACCAAGGGCGGGTCACACTGGGTGACGCTCTATTTCGACACGGAATTCACAACCATTGTGTTTTTTGATAGTGCGAGGGGGCGGGTCCCGAAACAGATACGGAAATTCATAAAGAGGGTGATGCGACAGGGATTGAAAATGAAACCGAAGATCGTGTTTGATTTCAAGACGGCGAAAAGCAGTCACCAACGAGGCGACGCCGAGTGTGGCGTCTATGCCATTTACTTTATTACAGAGATGTTGAAGGACCACCGCCATTTGGCGCGATTCATCAATGGCAAAATATTGGACCGAGACATGAACCAGGAGCGGTTCAACATTTTCAATAGTCCGGCAGAGGTTTAATTTTTATCGGTCACGAACCAAGGGTTTAAATCTTCAAATGTGTATATAGCGAAAATGAGCAATGTTCACATTTCAACAACAAGTGTTTTGAAAGATAAGGTAAGTGGTAATAAACATTTTATTAAACACGATTTGCCGATTGAAAATTCATATGCTGCAATGACCGGTCTTTTTCCGGGGATGACAAAATCTCTTAGTGACATGATTGAATCGAACACGACAATTGCACACAACAGTTTTTATGGCAATGGTGAAGATTTAAAAAACAATTATGATACTGATAATTATCTTGAAATCATTGATCTCAATAACAATGATGAAGTGAAGACCATCATTGATAAAATCCGAGACTTTATTGACAAAAACAAAATAGGTCTTGCGAAAGAATTCAATGACAAGCACCCTGGAGTTCTAGCAGATTTAGACACTAAACTCGAAGACTTACCCGAAACCCACAAATATGAGGATTTTTCAGACAATGATGAGGCGCGAGAAAAAATGACGAATATTAACAATTTGTCAGAGATCGTTTTTAAGGTTTTGACCAATTCCAAATATGTGTCAAAAGATCCAACCATCACTTTTGACAGGACCGTTGTTATATCAATTGACGAATTGAATGTGTTAATTCCAAAATATTACAATTCCTTTGTCTACATTGTTGGACAGGTGTTTAATGTGTTTTCTCCCCCGGATGGCGCGCCACCCAACATTTCGTTCTATGAAACATTTGACAAATTGTTGGCAGATATGCCAAAGTCATTGATATTCTCTTTTGGTAATAAAAAATTAATGGTTAAATCTTTTTTTGAATCGAGTAATATGAAAACCATACTAAGTAGTTTTGGCACAAGCAATAAAAAAGAGGAAAACGCAGGTTATTATGTTGGCACATTGGATGGATTTAACAAAAAACAGGGCGCAGGTGTCATGCGATGGAACAATGGAAATGTGTTTGAAGGAACTTTTGACAATGACGCGATCGATGAAGGTGATTTTATACAATCTGGCATTGGTGTTGTTAAAAAACTCAAAATGACAAATCCCATTAAAGGCGATGCAACCCTTGACGGGGTTGCGGGAATATTTGAAAGTGTTGGGGGTGAGTTTGTTCCAAATACTACTGCTTCGACTACTGCTGCTTCTTCTCCAATTGCTATTCCTACTGCTGCTTCGACTACTGCTGCTTCGACTACTGCTGCTTCGACTACTGCTGCTTCTTCTCCAATTGCTATTCCTACTGCTGCTTCGACTACTGCTGCTTCGACTACTGCTTCGACTACTGCTTCGACTACTGTTGCTGTTTCTCCAACTTCGACTACTCCTCCTCCTCCAACTTCGACTACTGCTGCTTCGACTACTGCTTCGACTACTGCTTCGACTACTGTTGCTGTTTCTTCAACTTCGACTACTCCTCCTCCTCCAACTTCGACTACTCCTCCTCCTCCAACTTCAACTTCGACTACTGCTGCTTCGACTACTGTTGCTGTTGCTCCAACTGCTGCTTCAACCACTGTTGCTGTTTCCAAACCTTAAACCAGCAAAGAATTCAATCCGCGCGGCAGATTTATATTCTTCTTGGTTCGTGACCGATAACGATTTAAATCAACATAAATGCTCTATCGGAATCAATCGGATCCTTTGTAAAACCATTGATCATGTAATATTCTCCCGTGGTATTTACAATATGCAAGGGTCTAAAGGACCCCACCGTTCCTCTGGGAACTATATTTATATTTTTCGCCAACATTCGGTTGTGTCCCACATCGTCTATTAACAACATTGTGTAATCCCGATTTTGTTTCTGTATTAGTGCGAGACAGTCGGCAAAACCTTGAGCAAAGTGTTTGGAACTTTGTAGAGGTTCTTCTTTGGAATTTTTCATATTGCATATCGACGCTGCCAAATTCAGCGTCTTGCCCCCATAATCATTCACTTTTTCATAAAGCATCATCGCATCCTCTATGAAATATGCCGCAAGGATGTCACCCTGAGGTTTATAAACAAATATCCAGAGTTGCCCTGCGTCGACGCGCGCCTTCAGCGCTGCTACATCCATGTAGGCGCAAAATTCGAAGAGACTCGGCAATAAATCGGCAATGTCATGCATTAGGGACCAATTCTCCCGGTACACTTGAATGACTGACGTTGGTCTTTTTGCGCCCTTCGAACCAATGTAAAACAGGGATGTTGAGAATGTCAATAGAGGTCTCACGCCCGCGCAAACCCCTGTGTGTTTCTTTAGAATTGACGTTTTTATATCGGTGACGCGATTTCGGGAATTGTATTCGTGGGTGGCAATCAGTTTTCTTGTAATTTCCTTGTTTTTAGGGTTGTCTCTATCGCACGCCAAAAAAACCAAATTGTTGGATGCTGTTTTTTCTTGGCGATAGAGGATGCGCACCGGATAACTACAAATGCATCCGAGGGGTTTATTTTGGTCAAGGGGTTCTTCTGATTTATTAAAAGTGGTTTGTGCAAAGGTTGTTATAAAAGGCGTGTCAAAATGTCCGCTAAAAAGAACATCAAAATGCTTTTTCTCTATCGTGAACAAAATGGAATCCGATGGAATGTAGTTGCAATTCAATTGATCAAGAATTTGGTCTTTAATTTCATCGGTTGAATCATGGTATGATATGGTTTTGCATTCCTTTGAAGTTCCTAAGGTTCCTAAGGTTCCTTTGGAACCCACAGTCCTTTGGACTACAGAACTAATCCACTTATTCCTGCATGGATACTGTTGCAACACATGAATTGGCGACCCTCCCATAATCCGGTGATGAATATCATATGTGTGACTGACCGGCATATGAACCCAAAAGGGATACGCCACATGGACATAGATGAAAAACGCAAACACTGTGAAAAAAAGAGTTATAAAAATGTATTGTTCAATCAACATCCTCTATTGACGTCGAATATAAACTCAGTGTTCATTTGTTTTTTGATGGGGTGACGATATTTTCACAACATATATTAAATAACAATTCAATGTCTGTTTCCAAATATCGCGATCCTAGAACATTGAAGACATACATTGAAAGTGTATTGTCGGAGGTTTTTGTTGCAGAAGACTATGAAATAATATATCATGGCAGTTCTAATTATGACATATTCACAAAAAATCCCATGAAAAAACTCTGCGTCGGATTGGCGTTTGACATTGATTTCATTTACGTTTCAAATTTAGACAAATGCGGAATAAATGGTGCCACCTCTTTGGAATTAGTTGAAAAGGTGGCATTCGAAATGCCACACATGAAACACATTGAATTGATGGACATTTCAAAATTGAAGGTTTGCGGAGTAGAATTGAACCTCGCCTGTTTGAAAATTTTGAGCAAGGGTGAATCGTGGTACAATTCTTTGGGATACAAATACCCTGATTATGAAAGTGACAAACAGTATAATTTAAGTATTATCAACAAACCCTTTGTGGAATTATTGGAAATGTGCGAAACCCGATTTGGGGCAAATTCAATGATTGGTCATATTGAAAAAGATGGAGAATCGTGGTTTCCGGGAACTAAATTAACAGACACCACCCGAGAATATTTTACAAAAATCAATGAAATCATTGTAAGAGAATCTGAATCTTTTTGTGAGAAAAAACCTCAACCAAAATATATTTGGTTGCACTTTTTTTTAAATTATTTGTTTGGAACAAATGGCAGACCACAAATATTGAAATACTCGAATCTTTTGACAAAATATATAGTTCGAACGCCTCCAGGCACGCCTCCGACTACGCCTCCGACTACGCCTCCAAAATCTTGCATTGGTCGTCTATGTTCTGTGTTTTCTCGCCGAGGTGGGTTTAAAAAACGTAATTTGAGAAAATCAAAGAAACGGCGAAAAAAATCACACAGAAACAAATCTCGTTCTAATAGATGGGATGCGATTATTGGAAAGTGATAACCATCGTGTTTGAATATAATAAAAAAACGATGGAGAAAGAATTCTCTATCGAACCCTGCAATTTTTATGACATTGAAGTCCCAATTTCCAAAAGTTTGGAAAATGATGAAGACGCGATAGAGAGAATACACCGAAGACATGTTTTGGAACGTGTTAAAACAATGCCGATTCCAGATCCTGTTGTCATATTTGACGGCAAAAGGTGGTCATCATGCACTCAATGGGAACAAGATCGCATCGAAAAAATGATTTATGATGAGCGTTTGATAAATGTGAACCGAATCCTGTTTAAAACCACTTTTGAGTCTCCCAATTGAAAATCTCTATCGACGGTTTAAAATAACCAACAAAGTGCGGTGTGAGACAACCCCCTATGACCACCTCCCTATGACCCCCTCCCCTCCCATATTTTTTCATTGCGTCAGGAAGGTCCCGGAGGGACCGCGCGACGCTAATCGGAAAGGCGAAGCAAGAGGGTGATTGCACCCTCGTGAAGGGTCCTTCGGACCCGACTGTGCCACCTTTGGTGGCACTTGAGAAAATTGATTTTCCAAAAGCATTCAAACACTGTAATACAAATTATCCAAACAATGTCTACTTTCACCAACACAGAATATAACCCCTATTTTGAAAATTACCCCTATGAATTGAGTGATTTTCAAAAACACGCCATCAAGGCAATCGTCGACGGCAATCACACTCTTGTAACTGCCCACACCGGTAGTGGCAAAACGTTGCCTGCCGAGTTCGCCATTAAACACTTTGTAGGAAAAGGCAAAAAGGTGATTTACACCAGTCCCATCAAGGCGCTCTCCAATCAAAAATACTATGAGTTCTCGCGGAAATTCCCCGACATCACGTTCGGTCTCTTAACCGGCGATATTAAAACCAATCCCGATGCGGATGTCCTCATTATGACCACCGAAATCCTGATGAATAAATTGTTCCGAATGCATGACGAAACACCAATGAATGCTCGACTCACCTTTAATATGAACATTGAACAAGATTTAGCAGCAGTGGTTTTCGACGAGTGCCATTACATCAACGACGCACACCGCGGTCACGTGTGGGAACAATGCATCTTGATGCTTCCAACACAGGTGCAGATGGTTCTCCTGTCGGCAACCATCGACAATCCCGCGAAATTTGCCCAGTGGATTATGGACTCGAAGGGATCCAAGACTTCGTCTAATAACGTGTATTCCAAGACTTTGTCTGAAGAATATAAACACGTCATCATCTGCTCCACCAATCATCGTGTAGTCCCCCTGACACATTACATGTTTGTCACCACGAACGAAGGTTTACACAAGAAAATCAATGACAAGTCTGTATCAACAAGTCTACGCAAAACACTAAACACCTGTTTGACAATACAGGATTCCGGGGGCGCGTTCAATTCGAAAAACTATGGCGAAGTCAGCAACATTCTGTCTCTAATGGAAAAACACGGAATTGGCACGACTCGGAAACAGGTCTTAAATACCTTGGTTGAACACATGAACTCTTCTACTGGAGGAAGTTCCGGAGGAAGTTCTATGCTCCCTGCAATCGTCTTTGTATTTTCCCGAAAACTGGTCGAGCAGTGTGCCGAAGAAGTAACGGTGCCTCTATTTGCAGAGAACAATCCCGACACGGTGGACATCCCTTACCACAAAATCAGACACGAGTGTTTTACCATCATTCGGCGATTGCCCAATTGGCAAGAATACGCGGACTTGCCCGAGTTTGTGCGCCTAGTTAATCTGTTGGAAAAAGGTATTGGAATCCACCATTCGGGTATGTTGCCCGTTTTGCGAGAAATTGTGGAACTGATGATTTCCAAGAAATACATACGAGTGCTTTTCGCGACGGAGAGTTTTGCGATTGGACTCGATTGCCCCATTAAATCTGCTGTGTTTATAAGTTTGAAGAAGTTTGACGGAAGTTCCGGAGGAAGTGGAGGAAGTGGAGGAACAAATGCAGGAAGGTACCTATTCTCCCACGAATATACCCAGATGGCAGGACGCGCCGGTAGGCGCGGCATTGACACCATCGGCAACGTGATTCATTGCGCCAACCTGTTTGAAAACGCGACCTTACCCTCCCAACGAACCTATTCCGAAATACTTGGCGGACAACCGCAGCGCCTTGTAAGCAAATTCAAGATTGATTACAAAGTGGTGATGAACTTACTTGCTGTTGAATCAAGTTGTAAGGACTTAAATACAGATCTCACACAAACAATCTGTGATTTCATCGACAAATCGATGATGTCATCGGATATGGGATCCTTGGGACGCGGTCTAAAACAGGGAATTGAAGAATTGAAAATGAAAATTTCGGAAATGGAACAACAAGTTTTATCAACGCCGATAGAGATTTTGAAAGAATATTGCAAAATGGAGGATATTCGATCCATGGCGTCCAATAAGAAATTAAAGGAAATCGATGGGCGAACTGCAGAGATGCGTGGATCAAACCCAAACATGGTTAAGGACCTGGAAATATACAAGAAAATCAAATTGTTACAGGCAGAGCACGCGGTAAAGGAATCTGAAATGGTTGCTGTTGCAAATTACGCCCAAGGCAAGGTGGAAAACGTATTGAGTGTGCTTGCCGAGAGAGGTATAAGTGCGTGTGCCAATGGCATAGGCATAGACAATCAAAAAATGCTCATTTGCAGTTCGATTGCCGAGGTGAATCCAGTCCTAATGACTGCCCTGTTTGAAGAATACAACGACTTTGCCGATTTCACACCCGAATTAATTGCCTCGTTATTAACCTTGTTTGCCGATGTGCGAATCCGCGTTGACGACGAGTTCTACGTCGAAAACCCGTTCCTAGACTATGCATTCGTCCAGTTCAAACACGTGTGTGATGAATTGGGCGAATGCGAACGGGCGCACGGTCTGGAGGACCCGGTAGATTCTGAGGAATTCCTATACTCGGCACTCATCGCGGACGATGTGCTCGAATGGTGCCGCAGTGACACGGAGACGGCGTGCAAACAGGTGTTGTATGATTTGATGTCATACAAGGGCATTGGGGTGGGCGATTTCACCAAGGCGCTGTTGAAGATATCAACTGTTGTGCGCGAGTTGATATCCGTATGTGAGAAGACTTTTAAAATAGAACTGAGGAGTCGTCTGTCGCAAATTGACCGACTGTTGCTGAAACATGTGACGACGAACCAGAGTTTGTATCTGTGAATCTATTTCCTTCTCGAATTTCCTGTGAACCTCTTCACTTTGAAATCCTTTGCCTTTTACCTCCAAGGGTTTTGTCAATTAACAAGGATGCTTCATCTTCTTTCGCGTTTATTTCTGCGAATTTTTCCTTCGACATAATACCGCCATAAGATCTGCAACTTTTATCAATGATATTGATAATGTCAAATTTAGCGTCCTTTAAAAATTTCACCAATTCACTTTGCAACATGGCGCCCTTGTATTCTAAATCCGAATATTGGTCTTTCAGTATCGCCAGAATTTTGTCAAAAATGGGTTTCCCCATAATCTTTATCAAATCTTCACGCGACTCAGGGTCATTTACGGCAAATGCATATATATCTAAATTGTCAGTGCCAAGTTTATTCAGTTCTTGCATCATTTCTTTGGAAATCTCATGTAAACTTGGATGTTTTGAAAAAAAATCCTTTATCTTCATTTCTCCGAATTCCTTTTTTAAATGGAATTCATCTTTGGCATCATTCATAATTTTCAACAAATCGTCGTCCTCGGCAAATTTGAAGGACACCGGTTTATTTTTCATATCTGCAATGAATATTCCTTGGTTGGGATGTTTTTTGTCCGTGAAATCATAGAGGTGATCAATGACCGGAGTATAAATTTGCCAGTCCTCGTTTTTAATTCGCGTCTTGAGCGTGTGTCTCGATTGCCGATAATTCGTTGTTTTTTCGCCCAATTGCAATTTTTCCTTGTCTTGTTCGGTCAAAAAATGTACTACATTCGTGCTAGTTAAATCGCGGCGGGTTTCTCTTTTAAATTCGGGTTTAATATTTTCCAACATTAAAAAGGTATTGTCACGTTGATTCTTTATTTCGGCAAAGTAGATCATCTTTTTGATTTCATTCAATGACATTTGACTAAAAAATCCCCAACATCCAAATTTACCTGCTTGCGACAAAATGCGAACTGATGGGTCCACGACGATTGGTTTTTTCGGCATGTCTGTGCCGTGGCATACAATATAGACTGTGATTTTGGATGGATGTTTCATGGTCTTAACGCTCTTACTACTGCTTTTACTACTTTTACTACTTTTACTGCGCTTACTACTGCTTTTGCTGCTCTTACTTTTACTGCTGCGTTTTTCACATTCACCTGTTTTTTTATTTCTGCGCGTACCTTTTCGGCATTTTGCGTCCATCTATATATTTCACTGAGAAACTCTCTTGAAAAACTCATTCACTTGCTCGTGGTCCGCACCGACTACTGAGTTGTCCGGAATATAACTTAGATTACCCTGTTTGAAATGCAAGATTGCCGGGATGCCGGATACTTGTCTGCGCGATTTGAATGCGCCGTAAAGGTCGAATGAATCATCTACGTCGACTGCAATGCAGATATTTTTCTTGTCTAACCCTTGGACAGACGCCCTGGTTAACAGGTCAAACCACTGCCCCACGTGCGCCTCGATGCGCTTACACGGTCCGCACCAGGTCGCGCCGAATTTAATAATTACGTTGCCGGTGTTTTGTTTGAGGAGTTCCTCGAACTGAGGTTTTGTCAATTCGCGTTCATACACTCCTGGCACCTCTGTCGGCGCCACTTTTGCGTGGGGATTACTAAACTGCATTGTCGATTCCTAAATATATCTATTGTGTAGATTTCTCTATTGGTCCAAAGGACGAATCATTCAAATCTACGATTCTTCGAATCTTCGTAAATCCCCACAATTTTTTATATCCATTTCTGTATTATGTCATACAATTTAGATATCAACACCTACTCTTTAGAAGAAATGTTCGGTCTATTTGACCTCTTCTACGATTTGACCGAGGAATCGATGCGCGCCGCGAAAAAAAAGGTGCTCATGATCCACCCCGACAAATCGAAATTGTCCTCCGAATACTTCCTGTTTTACAAACAAGCGTACGAAATCATCCTCGACATTTATAAGCAGAAAAACCGCATCCAGAACGCGCCTCTATCGGCAACGGTTTACAACCCGGAAGTTGTCAAAACAAAAGGAATTGGCAACCAGGAAACCATAAATTTCAATCCCTCCGGGTCCAAAGAAATCCAAGGAAAGAAATTCAACGACAAATTCAACGAACTGTATGAAACCAATATGGCGAAAAAGACGGACCCCAGTAAGCACGACTGGTTTAGACAAGAGTCGGCGCAGGACGATTTCGCAGGTCGCAATATTAATTCCAAAAACATGGGCGAGGCGATAGAGGAAATCAAGGTTCGACAGCAAAGTCAGCAAATGTCCGTGTATAACGGGGTCCGGGAAATTCGTCCCATGGGGTTTGGCACGAGTTATTACGAAGATGCCGACGACAGCGCCAATACTTCCTACGTCGAATGCGACATATTTAGCAAATTGAAATTCGACGATTTGCGAAAAGTACATCGCGACCAGACTGTATTTGCCGTTTCGGAGAAGGATTTTTCCAAGGTCACGCAATATAAAAACGTCGACCAATATGTGAACGCGCGCGAGCAAAACAAAGGAACTGCAATGTCCAAGGAACTATCGAACAGCGTTCTAGAAAAACAACAGAGGGAATATGAGCGAGCAATGATGCAGAAACAGCAGCGGGATCTACTGTTACAGCGAGAATACGAGGCGAAACAGAAGGCAGTTCAGGCAGCATTTATGCGGATTGGGAACTAGAGCAAATAGTAAAACATTTTACAATAATATATTAGAAAATGTTTTTGTCAAGTGGCGGTGGATTAAATGCTGCATCTTTGAATAATTTGGGTGGGGCAGCAGTAAATAATTCAAAAACCATTCTGCAGGCGCACTTGGGTAATAATTTGAGTGCGGTTTCATTTGTTGCAGGGAACGCTAATGTGGTCAATGATACACTGGGAACGGGCAACTGGAAGTTCTATGTGGCACCTTCAACAAGTATAGCAGCAATTACAGGGGCGAGTAATTCAACAGAATGGACTGTGGGTAATTTGCTTTCTTATTCTTCTGGAAGTTCACCTATTTTAAATTATTCATTTGATCCATCCACCAAGTCTGGAAGCACAATTAAAAATTTGGCAACAAATGATTATGGTTTGACTCTTACGAATGGAGCAACAATAAAACCACGAGATTTGTATAGTACACAAAATGCAGGGTCATACATAATTAATGGACAAACTAATCCAACACTAACATTTCATCGTGGATATACTTACAGAATTGTGACTGGTCATGTAAACTATCCAATGTACATCCAAACTGTGCCTGCTCCATATAGTAGTGGCAATGTCTATAATACAGGCGTAACAAATAATGGAACCGGAACTCTTGTAATTACAATTGTGGTAACAAATGATACACCAAGCACATTGTATTATACTCATGCTGGTGGCACAATCGGAACAGGATCAGGAACAATTAACATTGTTGCGTCGGGCGAACCAGATACCGTTTTGTCGATGAATGTGTCATCCGGTCAATATGCAACTTCTTCTGTGCCTTTGTCATTTTCACAACCATGGACAATATCTTTTGTTTATCAATTCACAGGAACGTTTAATGGAGACCCCACAATATTTGAAATTGGCAATGCAACTGGATTTGGTTTAAGAATTGCTGGTGGTAATAGTGCAAGATCAATAATTTCGTATCAAAATGGCACAGTGTTTAGTTCACAGAGTTATGCCAGCAGCAATTCTAATTCATATAATCATTATGCTCTTGTTTATAACAATGGTAGTTTTACTGGTTATTTTAATGCTACTACATCAGTGACGTTTCAGGGGTCTCCGCAGTTAAATGTCGTCTCCGATTACACTTATATAAATTTTGGAAAAAGTAACATGTCATCTGTAACAAACCCCACCACAGGCACACGTGTAATTGAGATTGATAATTTCCAGATTTTCAATAGTGCTCTTTCTTTAAGTGATATTACTGCTCTCTACAATGGCACATATGTTTCACCACCACCAACTCTCAACGACACGACAACCAGCACCACCTGGATGCCTACCCCCGGAACCCTTGTTGACTCCACCGAAACTTTATACACCGTAAAATCCAATGAAATCGCATTAAAACCAGGAACCAACAGCACCTATGCGGTGTGGACTGCCACGAAATCCACCAATCTAAAAATCGACGTATCTTTTGCGGATTACAACAGTCGATCTGCCAATGGTGTCGGTTTCCAAATGTTCAAGATTAAAGCGGACAATACATTCGATTCCGTGTTGTTTCCAAGGACGGTTACTTCGACGGCGCTTACCAACGCGAATTCTAGTAACTACTTAACCGTCCCCTCCATTAACACCACTGTGAACGCGGGAGACAAGATCTATTATCGGGTGGACGCCAATGGAACTACAACCTCGGCAAGTTCTATACTCGCAACCACCATTTTCACGGACGCGGTTTCGGTTGCCAGCAATCCCGTAGAAAACAAATTGCTGCAGGCACAACTTGCTACGAACCTTAATGCTGCAACCCTTGTTGCTGGTAACGCCAATACTGTATTGGATACGCTTGGATCAGGTGATTGGAAATTCTATGTGGCGCCTTCGACAAGTATAGCATCAATTACTGCAGCAAGCGCAGTCGATGAATGGACTGGCGGGTCCATTTTACCTTATGTTTTGCCTCCGTCGGTTCCGACGGATATGGCATTTTGGTACACAATGAATTCAAACAAAGTGACAAGTCCCACCATTAATGATTCTGTTGGCAATTACGCAGGAACACTTTTCGGATCACCAGTTGCAACCATTGCCACGGATGGGTCACCCGGACCGGGACAAGGGTATTTGTTGTTGTCATCAGCATCTTCACAGTATGCAACACTTCCAACGTTTACCACTGGTTCAGTTGGATTATCATTTTCTTTTTGGTTCCGCTCAAATGCTTCTGTTGATTATGTACGATTCTTTCAATTTTCAAATGGCACAAATAATAATGTCATTGATTTTGGAATAGCATTAAATAAATTTTATAATAATACCACTACAGGTACGTCAGCAACAGGGTCCAATGTAAGTGAGATTGGCACAACATCAATAAATGATAATGTTTGGAGACACGTTGTTTTCATATTCCACCCAACAAATGGATGGACACTGTATTTAAATGGTGTTTTGGATTATACAAATCCAACCGGAACTTATCCAACTGCAACTTCAAGAACAGTAAATTACTTGGGAAGGACTGCCGGTTCAACGTTATATTATAACGGAGGCATCGATGATTTCCGGTTTTACAATCGCGCAATTACTGCCGAAGAAGTGACCCTGATTTATTCACAACCAGCAATTTATTTTCCACTCAATGTTGCCGATATAAATCCATCTGTAACCACTCAAGTTGGAGAGTATTCCACTGGGTCGTATGTTTATAATGGAATTCTGACTCGCGCCACAATTGCGGTGGATGGAAATTCAAGAGTTTCTGGACAAGGGTATTTGTCTGTAAATGGATTGTCTGGCACATCTGGCAGTGCACAATATTTAACATTGCCAACCATAAGACTCACGCAAAGCACAGGATTTTCAATATCTTTATGGGTATATCCATATTTAAATAATGACGGGTTTATTTTTGATTTTAGAAGTGCGAGTAATGGTGATAACTTTATGCTTGCTTGTTACAATGATAGTTCAAGTAAAAAATTTGTATTTTATCCATATGGTACTGATTTTATTTTTACCGAAAATAATTCAATGACCTATGACAAATGGAATCATGTTTGTATAACAATTAGTCCAACCAATTTCACAACAATATATGTTGATTCTGTTTCACGTTATTCAAATACTCCTACCGCAAATGCGTTTTCTGGAGATAACGCAAAAACATTAGCAAAATTGGGTTCAACATATCTTGGTAATAATGGTTTGGGTGGCGGCATCGACGATTTCCGAATTTATCATCGACCTTTATCACAAGCAGAAGTGAGTGCCTTGTACGCCGGTCCACAACCACCATCTCTGAAAGATGTTGGAACCGGTGTTACTTGGATAACCAAACCTGCCATCCCCGTTGACGCAACCGAAACCAGTTACACTGTGAAATCCAACGAAATTGCCTTAAAACCCGGAATCAATAGCACCTACGCCGTCTGGACTTCCCCTAAGTCCACCAATCTAAAAATCGACGTGTCTTTCGCGGATTACCATAGTCGATCTACAAGTGGCGTTGGATTCCAAATGTTCAAGATTAACCGAGACAACACATTCGGGTCTGTCATTTTTGGTCGCACGACCACCAGTACTGCCCTCACAAATGCAAATCCGACTAATTACTTATCGGTGCCTTCAAGGACTATATCAGTTGCCACGGGCGATAAGATCTATTATCGCATCGATGGCAATGGTGCTCCAACATTGGCAAGTTCGGTCCTTGCCACGAATATCTATGTGGACCCCAACCAAGATTTGAAACAGAATACTATTCTGCAGGCGCACTTGGGCAATAATTTGACAGCAACGACCTTTGTTGCAGGAAATGCGAATATAGTGAATGATACACTGGGAACGGGCAACTGGAAGTTTTATGTGGCACCTTCGACAAGTATAGCAGCAATTACAGGGGCGAGTAATTCAACAGAATGGACTGTGGGCAATTTGCTTTCTTATTCTTTACCATCAACTCCACCAGTTAATTATTCTATTTTTTATCCATTTGATAGTGATTCTTTTTCCGGAACCAATGTTGGAAACAAAGCAACCGGGTCATATGTAAATGATGCAGTTCTAACAAGTAGTGCGACAATATCAACATCACAATATAAATATGGCACTGCATCCTTGTATCTAAACAACCCAACCGGTGGAGGTTCTGCTTCTCAGCATCTAAAATTACCAACTTTCACAATTTCACAAAGCACAGGATTTTCGGTTTCTCTTTGGGTATATAATGTTAGGTCTGCATTAGACGCAACCTTTTTATTTGATTTTTCAACATCAGGAAGTGGGACAGGGAGTAACAACATGATGTTGAATTTAACAGGAACAAATAGATATCAATTTTATTCAAACTATTCAAGTAATAGTGGAGGAGTTATCACATCAAATACAGAAGATGTAAGAAAATTAAATCAATGGAGTCATGTTTGCATAACAATTAATACAAGCAACTTTACAACAATATATGTAGATTTGGTTTCAGTTTATTCTGGAACTCCTGCTGGAAGTGCTTTTGCTGGAGGTGCAAAAACATCAGCAATGCTAGGCGCAACATATTTTGGGAATAAAAGTTTTTATGGATATATTGATGATTTTAAAATTTATAATCGTCCTTTAACACTAGCAGAAGTCACTGCACTTTACACAGGTCCAAGTCCAGCAAAACTTAGTGACACAGGCGCCACATGGATGCCTACTCCTGGAACCCCGGTGGATTCAACAGAAACTTTATACACCGTGAAATCCAATGAGGTTGCTCTAACCCCAGGAACCAACAGTACCTATGCCGTCTGGACCGCAACGAAATCCACCAATTTAAAGATCGACGTCTCCTTCGCGGATTACAACAGTCGATCTGCCAATGGCGTCGGATTTCAAATGTTCAAAATCAAATCGGACAATACATTCGATTCCGTGTTGTTTCCAAGGACGGTTACCAGTACTGCGCTCACTAACGCAGCACCAAGTAATTACTTAACCATCCCCTCCATTAACACCACTGTAACCGTGGGTGACAAGATATATTACAGGGTTGATGGTAACGGCATCTCCACCTCGGCAAGTTCTGTGCTCGCAACTGCCATTTACACAGATGCCGTATCCGTCGCCACCAATCCTGTAGAAACTAAATTGGTTCAAGCACAACTTGCTACAAACTTGTCCAACGCGTCCCTGGTTGCTGGTAACGCCAATACTATATTGGATACGGCAGGCGCAGGCGATTGGAAGTTCTATGTGGCACCTTCGACAAGTATAGCAGCAATTACGTCAGCAAGTGCTTCAAGTGAATGGACTGGCGGGTCTGTTTTGCCTTATGTTTTGCCTCCGTCGGTTCCGACGGATATGTCATTTTGTTTCACATTCAACAGCAATGCTGTTTCGGGCACCACGGTTTCCTCCTCTGTTGGAGGTTATACGGGAACTCTCATGAACAATGCGGTAATTGTCACGGATGGATCCCCTGGACCAGGAAATGGATATGCATTATTGACAAAAGTGAATAACTCGCCAAGTGGTTATATTGTGCTTCCTGTATTAACTTTTACTACTTTTGGACTTACAATATCAATGTGGTTTCGTGCAACTACCAACAATGTAACTTTTGCAAGATTATTTGACATGTATCCATTCACAATCCATATAAATTCTTCGCCAGATGGCATAGGTTTTAATGGAGGAGGAATTAGTAATGGAACTATTTATACAGGAACTGTCCGTGACAATGTTTGGAGACATTTGGCAGTAACTATTACTAATTCTGGAGCAAGCAGCGCATACAAATGTTATATCAATGGAACTTTACAACAAACTACAACTTCTTCTTATATAAACTTGGCAACTACGTATCAACAAAGTACAATAGGCACTGTAAATTCTTTTGGTGGAAGCGGCGGTGCAGAATCATTTGACGGAGGCATCGACGATTTCCGCGTTTATCACCGACCAATTACTGCCGAAGAAGTGTTACTAATTTATTCTCAACCAGCAATTTATTTTCCATTTGATGTTGCCGACGTAAGTCTTTCTGCGCCAACAAAAGTAGGAGACTTGGCAACTGGGTCGTATGTTTATAGTGGAACTTTAACTGCCAGTACTACACCACCGAGTTCAAACGCAACTATTGTCGTTGACAGTAGATCGAGAGTTTCTGGCAAAGGATATTTGTCCTTGGTTAAAACTAATAAATCATTTTTTAATTTTACTCCATTTGGTGTTGTCACAAGTGGTCTAACAATTGCAATGTGGTTTAGAGCAACCACTTCAAATGAGTCCGCAAGATTATTTGATATGAGAAACCCAGAGATTAGTCTGACTGTCACTCCCACTGCATTAAGTTTATATGTCACTCCAAACACCATTTTTGCATATACTTTTAATTTTCGTGATAATGTTTGGAGACATGTTGCACTCACTATTACATATGCTGGGACAAGTGGAGCAAGTAGTGTATATAGATTGTATGTAGATGGAGTTGTGCAACGCACATCATCACCGGTTGCATATCCTGCTCTTGGCAATAGAAGTTTTAGTGGATTGCCAGCATACTGTTTGGGAACAGCAGTGAATGGTAATTCAGATGCAGAACTATTTGACGGTGGCATCGACGATTTCCGTGTTTATCAACGAACATTATCACCAGAAGAAGTGACTGCTTTATACGCAGGTCCACAACCACCATCACTCAAAGACACGGTCACCGGCGCCACTTGGTTAACCAACCCAGCAACTCCTGTCGACGCAACAGAAACCTCATACACAGTGAAATCCAACGAAATTGCATTAAAACCAGGAGCAAATAGCACCTACGCTATATGGACTTCACCCAAAACGACAAATATCAGACTTGACGTGTCCTTCGCGGATTACCACAGTCGATCTGCCAGTGGTGTCGGATTCCAAATATTCAAGATTAACAGCGATAATACGTTCGGATCTGTTATATTTCCCCGCACGACCACTGTGTCTGCACTCACTGACTTAGCACCAACAAATTATCTCACAGTCCCATCCACCAGTCTCTCGGTTGCCACGGGCGACAAGGTGGTCTATCGCATCGATGGCAATGGTGCTCCAACATTGGCAAGTTCGGTCCTTGCCACCAATATCTATTCATATTCCGGCAGATGGACTTAGATTTAGTGGTTCAACAAATTTTACTTTTTGATTGGTGCGAATCAAAAAGTAAAAGATTATGTGCAATACTATATATTACACAATGTTGCTTTCAAATAATAAAACAGGAACATCGGTTAATAGTTACACCGGACAAGGTGTGCAACCGGTGGTTCAGGCGCAACTTGCTGCCAATCTTAATAATACAACCCTTGTTTTAGGGAATGCTAATACGGTATTGGACACACTAGGAACAGGCAACTGGAAATTCTATGTGGCGCCAACAACAAGCATAGCATCAATAACTTCGGCAAGTGCTTCCAGTGAATGGACTGGTGGTTCTTTATTGCCGTATGCCCTTCCTCTAACTTTACCAACGGACATGGCACTTTGGTCTCCTTTCACAACCACCGTCTATGATTCTGTTGGAAATTACTCTGGAACACTTGTGAATGGGGCAACCATTGCGGTTGACGGAAACTCCCGTGTTGTGGGACAAGGTTATTTGTATTTAACCAACTCGTCCACTACGACACCAGGAACATATTTCAAATTTACACCATTCGGCGTTGTAAATACTGGATTATCTTTTAGTTTTTGGGGAAAATTTTCAACATCAACACCTTATGGTGGTTTGGGCGGTGGCAGAATCTTTGACATTAGAGACGCGGGTGGTAGAGAAATTAGTCTTCAACGAGGAGGGGACACCTTGGCATTTTATTTTTATGTTAGTGAAGCAGGCGTTATTTTTAACACTCCAAATATAATTGATGATGTTTGGAGACATTTTGCGATTACCATTGAATACAGTGGCACAGGCGGAGCAACCAGCACATATAAATTTTATGTCAATGGTTCTTTAATCTCAACAGTCCCAAACAAAGCATATCCTTCATTGGGTTTTCGAAATCATTACAACATTAGCACTTATGCAGACACAGGTACTTATGGTATGGTTGGCGGCATCGATGATTTCCAAATTTTCAATCGGGCAATCACTTTGGCAGAAGTTGGTAATATTTATGGAAACACGTCGCCTCCCAGTAACATGATAGTGTCTTACAATTTCAACGCTGTTGGAATTCACTCGGCAATACTCGCAAATGGTGCAACCATTGCAATGGATAATTCACCCGGACCGGGACAGGGGTATTTGTCTTTGACTGCCGCGTCTTCACATCATGCAATACTTCCGTCAATTACCTTTTCCAGCAACACAGGATTAACATTTGCTTGTTGGTTTCGTTCAAATGGCACAGGAACTTTCGGAAGATTGATGGATTTGGGAAGTTATTATCCGGACATAAATAATAATATTATATTTTTTATATCAGGAAATGATGTTTGTGTGAATGTGAGATTAAATAATTCTGGCACCACATATCAAACTGTAACAACTGGAATAAATTTTAATGATAATGTTTGGAGACATGTTGTCTGGACAATCAGTCCGACGGGTATATGGAATGTTTATGTTAATGGCGCAATTAATGTTTCAAATTATACTGGCGTCTATCCATTATTAACAACCCGCACATCCAATTTTATTGGAAAAAGCAATTGGTTGCCTATAGGAGATCCTTATTTCAACGGAGGCATCGACGATTTCCGGTATTACAATCGTGCAATTACTGCCGATGAAGTATCCCTCATTTATTCACAGGCATCAATTTATTATCCTTTTAATGTTGCTGACATAAATACATCTGTTGCAACCCAAGTTGGTGAGTATTCCACAGGATCTTATGTTTATAATGGCACTCTTGTGAATGGCGCCACAATAGCAGTCGATGGAAATTCTAGAGTTTCTGGACAAGGGTATTTGTCTTTGTTATCATCAACAACACAATATGTAAATTTGACGTCTTCCATTTCTACCGGCGCAAATGGTCTTTCATTTGCGTTTTGGTATAGATTAAATGCAACTCTTAATAATCAACGATTTTTTTGTTTTTCCAATGGGTTTCAGACTCAAGAAATTATGATGGGTGTTCATGCAGGCAATGCGAAGTTTATTATAAATGCCAATACTACTGATACACCAATATTATCAACAATATACAATAACAATACATGGAATCATGTTGTGTGGACCATAACTCCAACATCCACAACATCAACCTGGAGAATTTATCTAAATGGTGTTTTGACAGAAACATTACTAGAAAAACAATATCCACCTGTATTGTCAAAGAGAACAAACAATTGGATTGGTCGAGCGTGGTATACTGGAAGTGCCGATGCCAATTATAACGGAGGCATCGATGATTTCCGGTTTTACAATCGTGTAATTACTGACAATGAAGCAACTGCCATTTATGTGGATCAACGTCCATCATCTCTTAAAGACACTGTCACCGGTGCGACTTGGATGCCAACCTCTGCAATTCCCGTCGACGTATCCGAGACCAGTTACACTGTGAAATCTAATGAAATTGCCTTGACTCCTGGAACCAACAGCACTTATGCCATATGGACTGCCCCCAAAACAACGAATTTAAAGATTGACGTGTCTTTTGCGGATTACCACAGTCGGTCAGCAGGCGTCGGATTTCAAATCTTCAAGATTAACGCAGACAATACATTCGGGTCTGTCATATTCCCGCGCACGGTTACGAGCACAGCACTCACTAACGCTGCGTCAACGAATTATTTGTCGGTCCCATCAAGAACCATCTCAGTTTCTACAGGTGACAAGATCTTCTATCGCATCGACGCCAACGGCAACACCACGGCAGCAAGTTCTGTGCTTGCCACCAATATCTACACAGATTCCAATTATGTCCCAGTGCCGAATTCCACAAATATAAATGAAATCAAGGTGACACAAGCGCAACTTGCAACCAACCTTAACTCGGCAACCCTTGTTTCGGGGAATGTCAATACGGTGTTGGACACTGTTGGAACAGGCAATTGGAAATTCTATGTGGCGCCAACAACAAGCATAGAAGCAATCACTTCGGCAAGTGCATCTACAGAATGGACTGGTGGGTCCATTTTATCTTACGCCTTTCTTTCGACTTTACCAACAGACATGGCACTACATTTCACTTTCAACACCAATGCTGTTTCAGGCACAACGGTTTCCTCCACTGTTGGAGGTTATACAGGAACCCTTGTGAACGGCGCAACCATTGCTACAGATGGGTCACCCGCACCAGGAGGTGGATATTTATCCTTGACCAAAGCAAGTGGACAATATATAAATTTTGCGCCATTTAATATTCTTGCCAATGGCATCACAGTTACAACTTGGTTTCGCGCAACCAGCAATAATAGTTATGGAAGAATATATGATTTGAGACTTGCCGGGGCAACATCTGAATTTAGTTTGAATGTTACTTCTCCTTCAGGGATAGGATTAAATGGAAGTTCAAGTCCTGTTTATACAACAAATGTGTGTGATAATGTTTGGAGGCATTTGGCAATTACTGTTCAATATGCTGGCGTAGGTGGCGCAAGCAGCATATATAAACTTTATATTAATGGTGTTTTACAAACACTATTTAATTCACAAACATTCTTAACTGCTGGATATCCTAGCACGGAATCACGACCTATATGTAATATAGGAACTTCGGACAACATAGGTTCTGCAAATTATATTGGCGCATTTGACGGAGGCATTGACGATTTCCGCATTTATCAACGAACAATTACTGCCGAAGAAGTATCCCTGATTTATTCACAGGCATCGATTTATTATCCGTTTGAACTTGCCGACATTAGTCTTTCTGCACCAACCAAAATAGGAGACTTGGCAACTGGATCTTATGTGTATAATGGAACTCTTGTGGCGACATCTCCCAATATTGCAACCATTGCAGTTGACGCAAATTCTCGAGTTTCTGGAAAAGGGTATTTGTCTCTAACCCGAACAAATGCATATTTTAAATTTGCGCCATTCAATGTTCTTAACACTGGACTCACTATTTCTTTTTGGGGCAGATTCGCGTCAACCGTCATTGATGGGGGAAGAATTCTTGATATGAGAGACCCGGAGATTAGTTTGCAGAGAATAGGCGGTGGTTCATTTAAATTGTATGTTACTGGACCCAATGATGTATTTAATTCACCAACAGACATGTTTAATAATGTTTGGAGACATTTTGTGGTTACTATTGCTTATGGAGGCGCTAGTGGAGCAACAAGTACATATACATTATATATAAATGGATCTGTGACGACATCTACAACAAAACAATATCCCGCATTAGGTGCACGAAATTATTACAATATTGGTACATATGCAGACGTGAATAATAGTTATGGAATAGACGGAGGCATGGATGATTTCCGTGTTTATCAACGCGCTATTAGTGCATTCGAAGTGTCTGCCTTGTATGCGGGAACACAACCATCAGCGCTCAAAGACACTGTCACTGGCGCCACTTGGATGCCAACCTCGGCAACCACTGTAGATGACAATGAGACCAGTTACACAGTGAAATCCAATGAAATCGCATTAAAACCGGGAACCAACAGCACTTATGCTATATGGACTTCCCCCAAAACAACGAATATCCGAGTTGATGTATCCTTCGCGGATTACCACACTCGATCCAACGGCGTCGGATTCCAAATGTTCAAGATTAACAGTGATAACACTTTTGGGTCTACTATTTTCCCGCGCACAGTTACTAGCGCAGTACTTACGGACTCTTCAGCAAATTACTTGACGGTTCCATCTACAAGTCTGTCGGTTTCAACTGGCGACAAGGTGGTCTATCGAATTGATGGCAATGGCAACCCAACGTCGTCAAGTTCGGTGCTCGCCACTAACATCTATTCATATTCCGGCATATGGAATTAAAAATATATAAATTATTATTGCCACTAAAAACGCAATTTCCAATATGGCAATTTTCACGCTGTTTGTGACAACCTCTATTTCTTTGTTGTGGTTCTTCAACAATTCATCATCTTCATTTATGTAAATTTCCATTTCTGCATCCGAATCTTTTCGTGGTCGGCAATTCATTTGTGAACTATAAATATTTCAAGTCCATAAGTGTTTTAAATCTTTTTAACATTATTTTTGTATTTACATATCATAATTCTCTCGAGACGCTCACCCATTGGGTGAGACAATCGTAGAATTATTTAATGCAAATATAATGTAATTGAAAAAGTGACAGTTTTCCAAACTTCTGTATCAAACAATTTACATGATTATCCTGTATCAAAAAGACACAACATTATCCTGTATCAAATATATAGGACAATGTTCGAATCCAAATACATATACAAATATTTAGGCGCGATTGCCGTGCTCGGTTTCGCCAGTTATTACGGCAACCAAATCAAACAAAAGATGTCCAACAACGATGAAAATGACGAACTCATTCGAAAGTATCTTCTCAACGAGTCGCCCCTCTATGGCATGAACCGACCCAAATTGTGGATTCACAGCAAATACGAAATCAACGCCCGGTCTTGGAAGGACTTCCAAAGTAGGAATAGCACCGACTTGAACCAACCCTACCTCCACCAAACCATCAAAACCATCATCAACTGCTGTGGAAACGATTTCAATGTGTGTCTCATCGACGACGAAACATTTAGTAAGTTGATCCCCGATTGGGACGTCAACTTGGCATCCCTGTCTGAACCGTTTCGGTCCAGTTTTCGCGAGGTCGGCATGCTCCAACTCATCTACATCTATGGAGGCGTCGTTCTGCCCAATTCCTTCATCTGTATGAAGAACGTGGTGTCTCTTTACAAGGATATGGAAAAAAACCAACGACCCTTCTTTGGTGAGGAGATCAACCATAGTACGGGTTCCAATGGTACATTTGTCCCCGGCATGCAAGTAATGGGCGCGCAAAAGGCGTGTCCTATCATAAAGGAAATCATCAATGAACTTAAAACACGCAACAAGTCGAACCATTTCTCGAGCGAACCGAAATTCACGGGACAAACCGCGCGACTATTGCAAACAAAAATCGACGGGGGCAAGGCAACACTGGTCGATGGCAGAATGATCGGAATAAAGACCACCAAGGGCAAACGCATCCTGTTGGACGATTTGATGAGTGAGGATTTCTTGGACCTTGAATGCGGCGCTTATGGCATCGTTGTGCCTGCCGACGAGGTTTTATCGCGGTCTAAATATCAGTGGTTGGCGTATTTATCAACTCGGGAGTTGATGAAAACTAAAATGGTATTGACCAAATACTTGAAGGCGTCCATCGTGGACAGCAGCAACGAATACTTTGCAAGCACGGAGATTAAAAGTGTCACGAGTCTTTAATGTCTCCCGCAGGTGGCAACGGGGTCCGAAGGACCCCCCTTTAAGGGTCCGAAGGCATAATAAAAAAGTTGATATAGTATTTCGAGTGACAGAATTTTATTTCCGACTCGAAGGATATGCCCAAATGCTTACACACCTGCCGCACAATATTCGTGAAACTATTATAAGTGAAATCGCGGTCAAGATAGAATAACTTTGCTGTATGATAATACGGTCGTAGCGCGTCAATGAACCCTGTGTGTAAATTGTGAAACAACATCTTGCGATATGCTGTTTCATCTAGGAAATAATATTTTTCTTTTCTCAGGCAGATTTGGTCCAGCAAATTATACAGGATGCTGGACGGCATTCTGTCCTTGAAAATCTGATTCATTGTGTTCAACTGTATTACTATATATGTTGATTTTTCTTCTCATCTCTTTTAATGTATCACAACAACGAATCCAATTATAGTGTATTAAATCATTTTGAATCATCTTGCTCACATATCCATTCAAACCTTCTGTATCCAATTTCTCTATGAATATGGTGTGTCTTTTATCGACACGAAACAATGTGCGGCATTCATACAGTTCAAGTTTGCGAACAATTTTTCGTATTTCCGGTGGAATTTTCACAGGGTTGACAACCGTTCTTATTCCCAGGTCCGCGCGCTCATGCCCTTCCAGAAATAACAGGATGCAATCCTGCAATTCGATGGGCAAGTGTAACACTTTGCTGAACGCATCGCGTTTGGGCAAGGATCCGCATACGGATCCACGCAACGCTTCGTTAAACGCATCGTTAAACGCATCGCGTTTGGACCTACTCATATTATATATAAATTACATCACAAAGATCTCCGCAAGGTTGTTGGTAAAAAACGCCAATTCGATGGCGTCCTCATGCACTTTGTGAAAAATCGTAATGTATTTGCACAAAAACGGCAAAATCCGGTATTTCACGCTCTCCTCTATGTTCGGCGTGAATTTCACAAAATTAAAGAAATAGTCAAAGATGTCAATGACCGAATATCCGTGGTCGTGGATTTCATACAAAATCTCAATTGCCGATTTCAATTCCCCTGTTTTTAACGCACGAATGTATTTCTCAAACTGGATGTATGAAATGTTCGAACACAGGTTATGCGCCTTTTCCAGTGTAACGGGTTCCCCTAAAATGTATATTTTTTCCAAGTAGTTTATTAGAACGCGCACCGAATCGTTGCAAATGCTGAGCATGAAATTGCGCGATTCTGCGTCGACTTCCAGTTTCTCTATCGCAATGATTTTATCAAGGGTTGATTCCAGGTGTTTTCGTTGGAGCGCACTGATTTTCAAAATGTGCAGTCGCGATTGCAAGGATTCATTCACCTTCTGTATGTTCGTGCACGCCGAGATGAACTGCACATTATTACTGTATTTGTCGATGTAATTGCGAAACACCTGTTGACTCTGCTCGTTGATGCTGTCGATGTCGTCTACCACAATGAGTTTACGCTTGCCCCTAATATTGGACTGCGACTGGCAAAACGTCTTCATCTCATTTCGAAAAAACTGGATGCCCTGCTCCTTCAAATTGTTGATAAACATGATGTTGTGTTCGGGGAATATTGCCTTTTTGTCGAGACCGTAATAGTTGCGAATGATGGCGTGCATGAGCGAGGTTTTACCGGCGCATTCGGCGCCGATGATTATTAGATTTAGGTCGTCCAACTCCATTAAGGCGTTGATGACCTTCAAATTGGTTTCGTCTAGGAAAAAGTCGGTGATGAAATAGGGTTTGTATTTATTGGCAAAAGTTATATCCATGTTTGCTGATACTCTATATTCCCTGTTTCATCTATATCTTAATTTGCGTAATTACAATATGGAACTTTTAATTCATATTGTATATATTTTTGGATGCCATCGCATTATGAAGTTTTGGGTGTTGAAGCAAATGCCGACGAGTCGGAGATCAAAAAGGCGTATCGGTCCTTGTCTTTTAAACACCACCCGGACAGGTGTCAGGACGAAAACTCGGGGGAAATTATGCAAAAGTTGAACGAGGCGTATGAAGTGCTCAGAGACCCGCAAAAGAGGCAACAGTATGACGCGGAGTTGAAAGGAATCCCGCAAATGCAAGGATTCCATGGCGGGTTTCCCGGGTTTCCTGGATTCCCTGGCGGAATGCACGGCATGGGCGGAGGAGGCAACTTGTTTGATATGTTATTCCAACAGATGGCGGGCGGCATAAATATTGAAATTATGCACAACGGCAACGGCGCCACTTTCATACGCCGCCACATCGGCAAACCCGAAACCATTACAAAACAGGTGAATATTTCTTTAGAGCAAGCGTTCACAGGAATAATTGCGCAAATTGAAATTGAACGCTGGACCATGCGCAAAGAGGACGGTCTGCGCATTACAGAAACAGAAACTATCAATGTGCAAATCCCTGCTGGAATAGACAATGGTGAAAATATCCTGTTGGAAGGCGTCGGCAATTGCATTGAGGAAGGAAACAATAGAGGTGATGTGAAAATTTGTGTATCTGTTAATAAACATGCAACTTTTGTGAGAAATGGTGCTGACCTGCATTTGAAAAAGACTTTGACGTTGAAGGAGTCACTATGTGGAACCCAGTTTCAATTTGAACATTTAAATGGGAAAAATCTCACTTTAAATGTGACTAATGCCATCATTTTTCCAGGAGGCAGAAAGGTTTTCCCAAATATGGGAATGCAGAAGAAAGATGGATGTGTTGGCAACCTTGTTATTGAATTTGATGTGCAGTTTCCGGAAACTCTGACGCCCGAACAGAAACAACAGTTGAGTAGTATTCTTTAAGGAAACCTACGGTTTCCTTAAGATCCTTCCCTTAAGGGAACCAAGGTTAAGCGTCCCCTATGGGGGTGAGTCAACCCTTTGTGATCCTTCCCTTAAGATTATCCTCTATGATAATCTTAAGATTCTATCCTGACTCTTTAATTGTGCTTTCGAGATTTTTTTGCCAACTTTTTCGCTTGTCTACGCTCTTTTCGCGTTTTCTTATTCTTCTTCTTCTTTTTGCCACCAATTGTGGGTTCTTCTTTTGTTTCTTCTTTTGGTTCTTCTTCCGGTGCTTGCTCTGTTGGCACCGGTTCCTCTTCTGTGGTACCTTCGTTCTCAGGTTTTGCTTCTTCTGTCGGACCTCCGAAGATTCCGCCAACACTAGGTTCCTCTTTTGTTTCTTCTGCTGCTGATTCCTCTGTTTGTTCCGACGCTTCCTCTTCACTTGATGACGCCTCCGAATTCGGTTCACCCCCTTTGTCAAACACCGTGTAGTATCCTAAAATGCCCGTCGACAATCCAATTAAACCATATGACATGTAGGTTGGATTTGTTACAAAATCATAGGTTTGACTTCTTATATTTGTTAGTGTAGAATCCATCTCTATACATAATGCAAATAAATTTGTTTTCTGTATTGATAATATATGATGTCAAATTATTCTTCAAGCGATGCAAACTATTTATTTTCAGATTTCGAAAAAGACCACGCCGAGTGGTTTACTAAAAACCAGGAGGAACCGTTTCTTTACAAATTGAAAGACATCCTGTATCCAAACCCAGAATTCCTGTCTGAATCTGTTCCCGACGATTTACAATCCAAAAAAATCCACCTTTGTATATTTTACATTGAAAAAACCTGTGTTTTACCCTTTGTGAAATATGCTGTTTTACCCAATGACGACAATAAAACCGTCCAATTTGCTGAATTCTCTATCGACAGTTCTTCCGAACTTTCAAATTTAGAAAAACAAGTTGAACAACAATTCCAAATTCTGTTTGAAAATTACACATCCGATCCCGACCATTTCGACCATTCATACAAGGGGTTTTTCGAAAAAAACGACAACCTCTATTTATTCATCGATATTACCCAGATGCTTGAAAACAAAATGAAACTTGCCAAAACATTCATTTATGCAGTGGCGCACGAATTGTGCACCCTCAAATCCGTTTTTGACTACAGTTTGGGGCAAAATATACAGGACATGTTTGACGTGGATGAGGACACATTTCCTAAATGTGCAATTGTGCAACCGTGGTTCTACAATCCCGATGGAATGTTGGAGATGATAGAGATTCCACACATTGGGTATATTTGCTCACTGGACGATTCGGATGAGTTGCATAATATCACGAATGGCGAACTAAACAGTAGAACTGCAAGTGGCACAACACCCGATTCTGCAAATGGCACTTTAGGAACCCTCATTACTACCGACTGTTTGATAGAATACGAAGATCTTGGTCTCAATTACTATTTGTCGGAAGACATCCTGGACCCAGTCGAAAATGAATACTATGTGCGATTTGTGATTTTTGCCATGAAAACAAAAGAAGTAAACCTAAAAAAGAAACTCGGGTCCAAAGAAGGGTCCTTTGGACCCTACAACACAATCGTGTTTGAATTGGATGAAACACGAGTTTGGGGTGTCAAATCAATTGACCAAATTATTCCTGTGTAAAAGTGTTCCTTAAACCATAGGTTTCTCTTCTGAAGGAAGAGGGTCCAATATCAGATTGAATAAAAAATGGTGTAGGAATGTTCAGTTGACTTATATATAGTAGGAATGCAATCAACAATATCTACAATGTCTGGAATAGTAGAATCAGTTTCAACATTTATGATAAATGGTATTTACAAAAATCCTCCATTTTCCATTTCAAATAAGATCCCCATTTTGGGACACAAATATGTTAAATTGGCAGCAGTTGTGGCAATTCATTTAGGATTATTATTTCAAATTTTGAGAATGTTCAAACCACGAAACACCAAAGAAATGTATAGCATTTATGTGGTGTGTTTTTGGATACTTTTGATCACGATCTCTATTTTGGTTGTGAATCCATATGACGAAGAATCAATTGAATATATGTTGTCAAAAGAGGATATTGAAAAATTAAAAAGAATGTCAAATGAGAATGTGATTAATAATCCTGTAGTGCCTGAACCAGAAGGTTTGTTATTTGAAGAATCTGATAATTTATCCCAGACTTCATCTAAGAAATCATCTTCAACTCCAACTCAACTTTCATCTATGAATATTGTAGGAATTGTCTTTATGGTGGTATTTTTTGGGGGTCTGAAAATATATTCGTTTCTAAGAACACCGGTTTAAGTGTAGTTACACGTTGTATTCACCCGCATTTGCGTCATATCGGTCCAAAAATTTATTGAGTATATCGTCGTCCACCTGTCCAGTCAAAGATTCCTGTAATTCCTCCTTCAACGGATTGCGACTGTAATTTTCTCGGAACAGTTTCAAATTCTCCTCAATCTTCTTATTCTGCATCTTAATTTTGTTTGCAACCTCTATTGCTGTCTGGCGGAACTGGTGCTGCACCTTTTCTCGGCGCTCATTCTCTTCTTGTTCCAGTCTCTGTTTCTCCTCCTCTATCCACCGAATTTCGTCTATTGATTTTCGTTTATCCTCTTCTTCCTTTTTAACATTTTCCTGTATTCCCTTTATCTTCTGTGACAACATGTTCTCGATCGATTTCTCGTCAATAATGGGTGCAGTGGGAGGAGGAGTTATTATCACAGGAATTCTTGCCGGATTATACCAATCATGTTTGCCCAATTCCGACACAATGATGGTGTCGCACTCGTCCGGTTTCTTAAGAGACTTAAACTGGGTCTTACGGACCTCCTCATCCTTCTCATCGTCCTCGGCATCATCCTTCTCGGGCCAGCAACAATATGGTTTCTTACCGGAGAAATTCGTAACAAACTCCTGTGTGATTGCTTTTGGTATGGATGGACTCGTCTCCATCAAACGGTCAAACTCCTCTCGATACACTTTTAGGAATTGCCCTGCGTCCAAACTTCGCTCCTCCGGTGCTTTGGCAAGTTCGATGCTTATGTTGCGCGCAAATTTGTCCCACGCAATACCCGACACCCTGTGTGATTCATTCAGTTCGGAGATTTTCATGTATTGTTGGATGGTCGTGAAGATTCCGATGATGATGTTTACGGAACCGATCACCATGGGGGCATACGCCTGGAACGATATAGGCAGACTGCCTTGGGCGAAAGATGCCGTTCCCGAAATGGTGGAGAAAATGATGGCGGGAATCGTGAACCACGCGTGTAATACAGAAAACTTTTGATGAGCGCGGTTGTGCAACCATTTGTAGCATTTTGCCACGTCGCACCATTCACTGGGGATTTTCTCGCTTTCCTTGGACCATTTTACTTCTGGCATTTTTTTTTCATTCGGGTCTTTTGATTCCTCACCGCTTTCCGTCAATACATCACTTTTTGTGACGTCTGCAATTGCTGCTGTTTCAAACTCCTTGTCGTTATTCATTTTGCTATACTATATTGTTGAATTATGTTTTGCTAAAGTTTCGCACCAAAAATTGATCCAACCGCACCCAAATTGTGGAACCAATATATCAAATCACAATGCAACTTAACAAAATAATGCAATACTCGGGGATAATTGGTCTCATTCTAATTTCACAGACGGCAATGGTTGCAGCGATTTTCAGTATCGTCGTAGTGTCACCTGCAATAATTAACAATTTCCTTTTATTAGTCACAATTGGGAATGCCGTGACACTTATGAATGCAATAACTCTAATTCAAAATTACAAGTGGTTCTTGTTCGCAATTATAGTAGTGTCCATTGTTGGATTTCCGTATTTTATTGTTGATTGTAAAAACAATAAAAAGCATAGCAATATAGAAACTCGTGTTGTTACTATTCATAACAAAATGCAACCTTACATGGACAGTTTTATTCAGATGTTATTGTCGTTGATTCGCACAATTATTAATTATTTTGAATACATCAATGGATTTTATGAGATCGATTATGTTAAACCTGAAATTGACAATAGTTGGTGCAATGTCGACGAAACCAATATAATTTCTGGGAAGCGACCGCGGATTACTCGCAATTACACTGAGGATTCTTCCGAAGAAAGCGAAGAAAGTGACGATGAATCTTTCGAAGAAAGCGATGACGAATCTTTTGAAGAAAGCGATGATGAATCTTTCGAAGAAAGAGAGTTCAGTGGAGAGCAATTGAGAAGACTCCGAATTCACAATCCGAAAAATGACAACGAAACAGAGGATGAGTATTTAAACCGCCTTGTGGTAATGGCAGAGGAAGAGGACAAAAAAGCATTAGTTGAGGTCTTGACAGAGGTTTTGGAGAATATTACCACTGATGTTAAGACAGAGGTTGAAACCGAAGTTAAGACAGAGGTTGAAACCGAAGTTAAGACAGAGGTTGAAACCGAAGTTAAGACAGAGGTTGAAACCGAAGTTAAGACAGAGGTTGAAACCGAAGTTAAGACAGAGGTTGAAAACGAAGTTAAGACAGAGGTTGAAACCGAAGTTAAGACAGAGGTTGAAAACGAAGTTAAGACAGAGGTTGAAACCGAAACAAGGCATTCTGCCGATTCCGACGAGGACGCGTACACCCGCGCAAAAGAGGTTTCTATTTAAAAGTGCCTTCAAAAGTGCCTTCGGCACTGTCGGGTCCTTCGGACCCTTAGACCCTTAGACCCCTTTTAGAATAAAATATCAACAATATGTAAATGGAAGAACAATTAGACACATTGATTCATGAATTCACTGCGGTAAAAGAAAACATCAATTCTATTAATAAAAATATATCATCCGTCAAAACAAAATTGGACAAAATGCGAAGCGTATATTCTAAAATGATTTCCACAAATAGTCACAAAAAAATATTCCTTTTTTGCTTGGAATCGTTCAATTTCCAAATCAAATCATTTAGTGTAGATTCCGACAATTTGCAAAAATCTCTATTGCTCGTTTCAAACAGGGTGTATTGCGATTACTATAAATTATTCAAACTCATCAAAACCCTGTTTGATGATTATGGATATCATGTTCCGAAGGAAATCGGAAATTTGCACACCTACGACATTCTAAACCCCTTTTTTGAATATTTGGTTCCGGACATTGACAAGATTCACGGCGACGTGTGTTTGTTGATAAACGCATTAATTGAATATTACAATGACAATTGCACGAAGATTGCAAATTACACGTCCAAATCACAGACTGGAATCAGCATTTTCAATTTCATCAAAACGTTGGAATATGATAACTCTGTATTGAAAGATCAAATCGTCCTGTATTTAAATTATATGGATTTTTTCAAAATTACACAAACCAAATATCTTGCCAAATTGGTTGGAAAAACGGATTCGTTGAAAAAGGAAATCGATGCAGAAATAGTGGATGATTTGGAACCAACCGTTGAAGAACCCATAGAATTAACGGTTGAGACGTCCAATCCGCCAAACACACCTGTTGTTTCTAGTGACGATGAGGAAGACGGACCCTATTTAGATTTGACCTCGCCAACTCGCATATCCGATTCATTGTCGGAAACTTCTGAAATATCTTTAACGGATTCCAAAAGTTCTAAGAGTTCATCCAGTGAAAAAAAAAACGAAATTTCTACTCCGGAAAATGTAGAAGAAAAACCTGCCAAAAAAAAGGGAAGACCAAGAACCAAAGGCGTCGCGAAAACCAAAAACGCCAAGAAAGACGAGGCAACCGATTCTAAAGGGTGCTCTGTGCCCGAGACTGAAAGTTCACCACAAGAATCCTTTGGACTTACCATTGACCAAATAGAGGAACACGTGGCAATGAACATTGTTGAATAATATTTTTATGTTTGATTGAAATCAAATATAAAACCTAAAACAGATAATCATTCTGTTTGACTGCCTTTTTACGTAGGGTTTTATTTTTACCCTTTGAACCTTTCTTCGGTGCTTTGCGGTTCTTCACACTGGGCGACCGCACAATGTGTTTATAATCCAGTTTCTTCACATTGCCCGACTTGGTGATCTCCTTTTTCCCAATTGCCGGTTTGTAATTGAGAAACCATTCATCATATTCGCGTGTGTTTTTCTGCGTCGACAACACGGCATACTTGGACGCCTTTTCTGCGCGAATATCCTCCATCGTGGGTTGTTTTCCATAACAATCCATAGAGAACCGCTTCAGCAACCCTTTTTGACTAAGACGATTGTCCTCCTGCAAATCATATAAATACTCGGAAATACACAACAGACGATCCTTGTAATAGTAGATCTTCTTCGTGTATAAAAACGCCAAATAAAACGTCAAAATCGTGTCAATGGTCGCCACCTTGATTTCCATTCGGTCACCCACATTCACTTTGTTATACGCATGGCACGCGATCGGTTCATACAGGAATGCGATGGATTCCTTGCCGATTTTGATCTCGATGTGTCTAGGCACGATTTCGCCGATTTCAGCGTGCTCCGTGAGCGTGATTTTCGTGTATCCACTGGTCTCCAAATGCTCCTTTATGATTAGCGCGACGCGGTCCACATTCTCTATGATTGCGTCAAAATCGGGGATTTTTGCGAGTACCTGTTTTTCGCTGTCCTTCATGTGTCTTCCGTATAGACCGCACGCATATCCGCCGAAAAACACCGCACCCTGCGACGCCAATTCGTCGCGCACAATCGTGAATATTTCCTCCTCTATTTCCTCTATGGTCATGTCGCCCTTTTTCACAATTGGGATCTGATTTTTTCCTTTGCCTTCAGATGTCCGGTTCATCTTGCGTTGGAACTCGATGTTGTTGCATTTCATGTTTGCCTTCAACGGATAATGCTTATTGAGCAAATTCAACCGTTTATGAACCTTCTCCCAGCGACTCACGTCGCCATTCGGTCTAGACAATTCTAAAAACATGCCCATGCGCAGAAAATCGGGCGACGCATAATAGATTCCGGCAATCTTGATAGAGGCGTTAAACAATTCATCGAAAATCATCGAGTGCATCTGGGTGATGTCGGCAATCGGCAAAAAATTCACATACACCTTGTATGTTCCGTGATGAACGCCTGCTTTTGCCTCGACCTCCGTATATCCCGCGTCATAATATGTGTTTGCCAATTCGATCGCATCATTGAGCGCCCGGTTTGAATAAAAATCATAATCGGGGACTTCCAAATCTTTGTCGTAGAACTGGTCATCCTTCGGCAAAATGTTGTTGATGGCAGTTCCGCCATAACAAATAACGCGCTTCAACTTTAAAAATTCTTCTAAAATTCCTATTATTTTTTTCACATCCTCGTTTGTGGCAATTAGTTGACCTTGTTTTGTCTCACTATCATCGACTGCCTTGCGCAAAATTGCCAATTCGCATTCCTGAAATGTCATGGTGTTTTCACATATTGCATTGTCGTATTTTGGCATTTGTTTCAGTCCTATATATCATTCGTAGAATAATATATCAAATATGTTTGGGTGTTTGTTTCAAATCCTATCTTCGATGTTTTCATCTTTGATGTTATCGTTCAGCATTTTTCCTGTATGAATCGCGAAAAACGGGTCCCAGTGCGCAAAACGATGACCCATGTTTGTTGAATTTTTCCTCGTATTTTTTAAGATCCTCATTTTGTCTATAAAAAGGCACTAGTAACATCTGCACTGGCAACCGCAACAATGCCGCGTCATCCGGAAAAGACACTTGATCACTGCCAATTTCTGGGGGTGTTGCCATCAGGAATGTCTTCACATCTGTCCGGTCCGTGTTGAAATCCACTGAGATGGATTGCTGCGCCAAATCAAAATAATGCGTAAATGAATACTTGGGCAAATCAACTGTTCCACTTATCAATCCAACCCTGTCGGTTAATGGAATGCAATCCAACTCTGTATTGGAACATTTGCTATATTTGTAATAATTCGGCGCCGACATTGCGTCTACTATTATCACCACTTTTCCAATGAGTTTTCCAATGGGTATGCTGCCATTCACCGAATCTGTATACAACTTATTACCAAAGACGTCACCAATTATTTTGGACATTCTTTTGTATGCCGCATTGCTGTGATTCTTAATGCGCAAGTGTATAAACAGCGGGTCGGTGGGCGCCGGCGATGGTGGTGAAAACGCATTTGCTGCTATTGCCGTCATTGCATTTTCAAACGTCAGCGTTAATCCTGTTTGAAGATCTCTGTATTCCGGGTCATTTGAATCTGACACATACTCTTTGGCGTCCCTCGTGTAAATTTCAAAATCCAAAAGGCGACAACCGCGACCAAGTACGAATTCGATTGCTTCGCGACTTGCGGTTTTGTCAATGATCGCGCTATTATACGATGATTTTATCATGAATTCACGTAGAGGAAAATTCAATTGTTTTGATTTTTCACTTAGTGGTTTTACGGTGAGTTCCAATCCTTGTGTCTTGGCATTTTCCAACAATTCGGTTGATTCTTTTTGGATCTCCGTTTGAAAACTCTCTTTTTGGTTTCTCATCATTGTATTTTCGCGCATCAACTGATAAATTATTACAAACGATGCAACTACTATTACTAAAATCATCAGTTTTTTAACTATGTGCATTGCTTCTCTATATTCTATGGACAAAAAATAACACAGACAAATATTTCTTTGTCTATATTATTACCATGGCAGGAGGACTACTAAATATAATTTCCGAGGGAAACAACAATGTGATTCTCACAGGAAATCCTAGCAAAACGTTTTTCAAAGTTACTTACTCTAAATACACCAATTTTGGCATGCAAAAGTTTCGCATTGACTATGACGGACAGCGAGATTTGCGTCTATCGGAGCAATCTGTATTTACATTCAAGGTGCCCAGGCACGCCGACCTGTTGATGGATACTTATGTAGTTGTCACTCTTCCACACATCTGGAGTCCCATTTATCATCCCAACGAAAAAACGAACAATCAGTGGTCGGCATACGATTTTCGCTGGATTAAAAATTTGGGGTCGCATTTAATAAAGGAAATTGAAGTTCAATGTGGAAGTTTAACTTTGCAAAAATACTCGGGCGAATATTTAGCTGCTATGGTCGAACGCGATTTCGATGCCAATAAGAAAAACTTATTCTATTCCATGACCGGCAATGTTGTTGATTTGAATGACCCAGGCAACGCGCAAGGTCGCGCCAATTCGTATCCGTCAGCATATTACACTCCCAATCCACTTGGTGCCGAACCTAGTATTCGCGGGCGCAGTTTATATATTCCTCTCAACACATGGTTCTGTTTAGAAAGTAAATGCGCATTTCCTCTGGTGTCGCTTCAATACAATGAATTGTCGATTACTGTGACCATGCGCCCCGTTGAGGAATTATATCAACTGCGTGATGTTTTTGACGGTCAAAACAACTACCCCTATATGAAACCGGATTATACACGTGATGAAATGCAATTATATCGATTTTTACAAACCCCGCCGGCAGTAAACTTGAATGCCGAGAATTATTTGAACAAAACCACCACTTGGAATGCCGATGTCCACATTTTAGCAAATTATTGCTTTTTGTCTAAAGACGAAGTCCGTAATTTCACTGCCGAAGACCAGGTTTATCTCATAAAGGATGTGTTTGAATATCGTTATGAAAATGTCACGGGGGCGAAACGGTTGAAGGTTCTTACTACAGGTATGGTTGCCAACTGGATGTGGTTTTTGCAGCGCAATGATGTTTACATGCGAAATGAATGGTCCAATTATTCGAATTGGCCATATCGAACTGTTCCCGGGAATGTTTCTAATGCGCCTGTGGAAGCAATTGATGACTCCTTTGTATTGGACTTGACGGGTGATCCGATTGGTCCGTTTATTAATCCAGGTGGAGGGCAGACCGGTTATTTTGTCACAAATGAATTCAATGTGGAAAACCGACGCGACATCTTGGAAACGATGGGGATCCTATTTAATGGCGAATATCGTGAGAATTTGCTCACACGCGAAGTCTATGACTATGTCGAGAAATACACGCGAACTGCCGGGTTTGCGACGGAAGGACTCTATTGCTACAACTTCTGTTTGAATACGAATCCGCGTGAATATCAACCGTCGGGCGCCATTAACATGTCCAAGTTTAAAACAGTGGAATTGGAAATCAATACTTTCGTGCCGCAGATTGATGTGCAAAATGCGAATTATCAAATCATCTGTAATGCGGATGGTGTGGTCATTGGTACGAATTCCTCGACGTGGCGCTTATATGAATACAATTACAATTTGACTCTGTTTGAAGAACGATACAATGTGTTGTCTTTTGTTGGGGGGTATTGTGGTTTAATGTATGCAAGATAAGTAATTGCAAATATATATAGGAATGAATGCCTCTGGATTTAGTGATAATATTCAGGAACCTCCAAATGAAACACTCGATAAAAATAATTTTTCAAATATAAAATTGTTAAAATCCATTCACGATGAGTCTTTTGATGTTGCCAATGAATTTTTTAAAGAAGGTTTTAAAAAAGACGATGGTGATGACGATGAGGTTGAAGGATTTGTCGATGACGATGATGAAGTTGAAGGATTCGTTGATGACGATGATGAGGTTGAAGGATTCGTTGACGACGATGATGAGGTTGAAGGATTTATTGACGACGATGATGAGGTTGAAGGATTTGTTGACGACGATTTGATAGAGGGAATGAAAAGTAAGAAAAGCAAGAAATTTACCATAAAAACCAAGAGCAAAAGTGCAAAAAGTAAAGGCAGCAAAGGTAAAAATAGTTTTGACATAATTGCATGGGCAGTCAACAAAGCAAAAGGAACCGTAAATGATGAACAAATAATAAAATCAGTTTTAAACACCTTGTTTGTTACATTTTTGTCGTTTTTGATTGCCCATAACTGGTATTCCAATTTTTTCACAAATCAATCCTATTTTCGCATTGAAAGCGTGCTGAAATCCGAAAACGCATTCATACAATATTTCACAGATTACATTGTTAATATTGTGATCACAATTGAAACTTTCTTAATGTGCAAAATACCAGCATATTTAAATACTTTAAAAGACACTCAACTTTTTGGAAAACGCAGCGTGTTCTATATTATTTTGATCGCGTCTCTGTCATTTGTCCCCTATTTTCTAGCACAATTAATGGCAATGTACGAATATTTGAAAGCACAAGCAATAAAACTGTATTTTGTCATTCAAAATTACAACAAATCACCTGTTGGACTCCGCAATTACATTCGTGATTTAATTTCTAATTTTTTCAGTTTCATATTTTTATTCAAAGGAAATCCGTTCATTTCCGGAATCATCGGATTCTTGTTTTTTGTCGAATTCATGAAATCTCTCATTCCGCAATATGAATCCTTGATTAAAAAACCAATATTGTTTGGAATATACAATGTTTTTAAATTTGCCATTTTTTATCAACCCACGGTTGCGTTTTCGTCATTAATTCTTACAGCATATTTCACGTACTTTTCGGTTTTGCGACTGCCAATCATCAATGGAATCGGTGGTATATTTCGCGAAATGTTTAAAAATTCCGAATATATGAATAAAGAGAAAATCAAAATCAGTTTCAGTGAATCAATTGAAAAAATAATTAATTTCATTGTTGAAAATTTTCATCAAATCGTGTTGTTATACATTTTGAAACAGAATTTCCCAATTATATTAAACATGGATTCAGTAATTGTCAAATTCATTTTCATCGCATTGGTTGTCATTGGTGTTTTGAAATTGCTCTATTCGATTTTGGAAAAAAAAGGCATTGGAATAGAAGAAAAACGGGTATTGGAATCCAACATCGAGATTGTTTCAAAAGAGTTTGAAAGAAACATAACTGAATCAAATTCCAAACCTCCCACAATAATATCACAGGATGATTTCATGTTGAAAAATCTATACAAATTGTACAAATAATATAAACTGTCCAAATCCGTTTAGAAAATGCGCGCTTTAAACAATATAATGCCCGGCAAGAGTTCTCCTAAAAAAAAGTATTATCCTCTTGTTTCCGTATGCACGCCCACGTTCAATCGGCGCCCGTTTATACCAACCATGTTTCAGTGTTTCAAGAACCAGACTTATCCCAAGGACCGCATCGAGTGGATCATCGTCGACGATGGCACCGACAAAATACAGGACTTAATAACGGCGTCCGGTATCAGTCAAATCAAATATGTGTCGGTGGAGAAAAAAATGTATCTCGGCGCGAAGCGCAATTTGATGCACAGTCATTGCAAGGGGTCCATCATCGTCTACATGGACGACGACGACTATTACCCGCCCGACCGCATTTCACACGCAGTAGAGCGCCTGTTGGATAATCCTGCGGCAATGTGCGCCGGGTCGAGTGAGATATACATCTATTTCAAACACATTAAGCGCATGATACAGTTTGGTCCTTACCAGAAGAATCACGCAACCGCGGGCACGTTTGCCTTTCGCGCGGAACTGCTGAAGACGAGCAAATATGAGGAGACTGCCGCGCTTGCGGAGGAGCGCGCCTTTCTCAAAGATTACACAGTGCCGTTTGTGCAGTTGGACCCGATGAAAACCATCCTGTGTTTTTCACACGAGCACAATACCTTTGACAAGCGGCGTTTGCTGGAGGCGGGATACAATGACTTTATGAAAGAGTCGCCGAAAACTGTGGAGCAGTTTATTAAAAATCAAAGTGAAGCGTCTATTAAGAAGTTTTTTATGGATGAGGTGGATGGTCTGCTCCTTAATTATGCCCCCGGTGAACCCAAGATGAAACCCGATGTATTGAAACAAATTGACGAAATCTTGGAGGAACGTAGGAAAGAAATGGAGAAGGAGCAAGCACAAAATGCCAAAATTGTGTTGCAAAGACCGGGCGAGGCGCCAATGGAAATTAGTCCTACGCAGGCAGTTGAAATTATGAAGGCGCAACAACAGGAAATTGCCAAGCGGGATGCGCGCATTGCCGAATTGGAGAAAGTTATACAGAGGTTGTTGAATACTAAAGGTTCCAATGAAACTTTGCCTATTCCTGCTCCTGCTCCTCCTCCTCATCCTTCCCCTCTGATGTCCAATACAAACCCTGCAAATAAGAGTGAACCTGCCTTCAAAATTAGTGATTTTGCCAAGAAAAATTGATTGTGATTTCAAATCTGTATTCATTTGCAAAAATAAATACAAATAATATAATGAGTTCCGACGACGCCATCATGATTCTTAAATACCCCGAAATAAACAACTATTTCATGGAGTCCGATGGGACTACGCCCATTTTCATAAAGTTGATGGCAACCATCCTGTTTATTCGACAGAGACTGGGTTATCGCGTCGATGAGACCGAAGTCTTTTATAGTCGCATTTCGATGGTAGACCCGCAACTATTCAGAAATGTTTTGCAGGAGGACTTGCCGTCAATTCTTGCACTATTTGTCGGGGTTTTGTGCGATTATGTCACGGGAACCGATTTGATCGACTTTGACGATGCAGAGGCGGAGGAGTCGAAGCGCAAAGTGTGCCAGAGGTTAGTCAAATACATCGACCCCAATTAGGAGTTTAATAAAAATAAATAATGGTTTTAATAAAAATGAAGGAGGGGTCCTGGGGAACCATGGGTTCCCCAGTTAGTCATCCAAATCCAATTCGTCGACCTCCTTAACCTCCGTTTTTTTCACATTCCGGTCCAAATACCGATAAATCCGTTTTATGTCCAATTTGTTGATTTCATATGTATCAAAGATCGC